GAGCCATAAGGTCGTATTCATTCCCCCACGTATCCCCCCAAAATTCAACGAAAGGTTGCTGGCAAATCTTATTGAAGAAGTCCATCAGGGTTCCTTCGGGGTTCGTCAGTGAACGGTCAACGATACGTCTGTCTGACAGTTGTGAATCTACCCATAACTTTATCATCTGCCATACCCCTCGTGCTTCCGGACGTTGAGCGCAATGTGCAAAAATACTGTCGGGAACGATACCTATGTTAGACAACTGGTCAACGATAAACGATGATACAGAGTCAATCCTCTGAAATTCGAATGCGAAATAATAGTCATAATTTCCGGTCACCATATTACGCTTGAACCACGATGAAGACGGGTCTCCACCATAGAACCAGCGGTCAGGACTTCCCTCGACAAATTTCAACGGAATAAAGTAGGAACCATCCTCAACTAACAACTTCGACAGGTCTCGCCCATTTACGTTCACAGAATAATCGGTACTGCTGGCATCTACATTCGTTGAAACGGTATCAACCAACCCCATCATATCCCATATCAACTTGTTATTCAATTCTGACGGCTCTACGACGTGTGTGCTCGACTGTCGCTTCCCTTGGTCTTCGTACTTCTCTTTCTTCAGTTTCTCGAACCGTATAAAGACCATGTCATTATGCTGTATAAACTTCGAGAACCAATCACGATTGATACTCCCTCGCTTATCAGTGATGTTGAAATGGTTAGCGAAATCATCCCCAAATGTCTGTATTGTCAGCGTATCAGTAGGAACCAATTCGAAAGAGAATGTCCCCATCTGAAAGTCCTTTTGAGTCGAGCAGGTTCTTATCCATGAACTGATGTCGTATATCTTACCGAAAGCGTGAGAATATACCCACACTTTGATATTCAATGCCTTCATCTGAACGTGATACTCCTTATTCTCATCACCTGAACCCAACGCTGCCGCACGCTTCCGTGCTGCATACGAGTCGTTGATAGGCTTCGAACTACTTGATTCCCCATTGTTCGTAGGAGAATCCCACGGAACATATTCGGGGTCGGTCAAGAGTTCGGCTTGTTTATCTGACCAGAAAGCCGAAAAACTACTATACTGCCTCATAAACAGGTCGGACGCAAGTATCTCTTGAAGTTCGGTTGTTATCTGTTTGTTCGGTATAGCGTACCAAGTACCGATAGGAATCAACGGTGGCTTATTCTGCTCTATTTCGCTCTTATATTTCTCTTTCATAAGCGGAGAATAATTGTTGATTATTATCTCCGCATTTGTCCAGTGACCGTCTGAAAACTTTAAGAAGTCGTCGACAGTCAAGTCTTCTTGATACCCCTGTTTCTTCAAGTCGTCAAGGAAATCTTGGATAGTCGCTGCCTCGCGACTATCTCCAATTCCCTTAAACCAATCGGTCGAATATGGTGGTATTTTCTTTTCCTCTTCTGCCATAACCCTTATTCTTGAGTGATTGTTAAATTATTCAACGCTTTGGTCGCTCCATCCTTCGTTCCAGCAGCAACAGATTCCCGAAGTTTCTGCAACTGTTCATCGGTAAGTTGTAAGGCAGGGAAGCCACCCTGTTGCCCTGAACCAGAACCTGCGCTTCCGGGAGCGGGAGCCACGATTGTAACAGGTATCGGACCCTCGTCTTTAATAGCCTTAACAACCGCAGCAATAGAACCTTTACCACCAAGGATTTCTTCATATCCGTCCTTGATTTTTCTGTTCTGGGTTGCGGCAGTAGAAGCAGCGATATCCCCAACCATGCTTCGAGCCTCCGCTTCAGAATACTCAGCACCCGTTGAACGACCACGTCTGAATATCTTCTGGGCATCGTTTCCGGTTGCCTTCTCCAAATCAATAATGTCAGTCATTGACAAGTTAGGGAAGATTGACTTCATCACCTGTCGACCCATTTCACCACCACCCGTCATCTTCTGTATTCTTTCAAAGAACTTTTGCTGAAGTTCAGGTTTCTCCGGCATCTGTTCAATCATCGCTTGTAAATCCGATAATTGAGCATCGGGACCAGCAACCTCTCTTGCGGTTCTCAAAAGCAACGCTTGGCTGACGTCATCTTGACTTATATTGTTTCCCATTAAAGAGTTCTGTACACGCTCTAATTGGCGACCCTCCATCCCAGTAGCGTTCTGTATGCTTGTCATCGAACGTACAATTCCAGCCGTATTGATTCCACCTGTCCTATTAAGAACATTTTCCGCCATACGGTTGAACGATTGTAGGTACTCGCCAAGTGTCGACGCAATGTATTGGTCACTCTTTCCGAGACCCTGTAAGTTAGTGTCGAAAGCCTGTACGACGTTGGCTCCTGTACGACCTGAACGGTCAAAACGGGTTGTCGCCAACACCGAAGCAGCGTCATCTTCCGATAAGCCTCTAATCTTACCAGCCATTAACAGTTGGTTCACATCATGAAGTGAAGTGTTCCGTTCATAGACTCCTGCCTTCTGTAAAGTTGTAACCTGCGACAGATAATCTGTCATATTCAACCCCAGCGTCCGGGAAGCCCATGTAGGAAGTTCATCCCTGTCCGTTACCAGCCCAGCCTTATCAGCATTCCTCAACTGCTGTACCTTCTGACCATGTTCCCATTCTTTCCAACCTTTTGCGTCTTGCTCAGTTCTTGGAAAGGCGAGTCCTGATAAATCAAGTTTCGTTGGGTCTTTCGGTTCAGATTGTTTCTGTCTGTATGACCAGTCAGTCGCCATCTTATAATCATGGTACGTTGTGTTCCCACCCGTAACATAATCAACATTATCCCCAAATGAATCAAGGAATTGACTTCCCAACGCTTGTCGATAGGACATACGATGTAAAGCAGAATAATCACCCAATGCTCTATCGTTCTGGGTTGCCGCATTACGACCAACTTCCTTCTTTTCGGCTTCGGCTCCGGATATACCGAATGTCAGCATATTCAGCAGCCAATGATTCCCCCTGTTATTCCGACGCTGGAATTCATTTTCAGCACCGTACTGAGCAGACTCATATTTCGCTTGCTGACCTAATATCGTACCAATCCCCATGATAAGCGCACCGAAAGGAAGCATTCCCATCAATCCACTCATGCTCGTGGGCATCTTGAACCCTTTACCAAACAGTCCAGCACCGCCTCCCTGCCCAAGAGTAGGCACATCAGGAGTTTCGGGTGCAGGAGGCTGTGGGGGTTCCCCACCGCTGCCTGTTGGCAAGACTCCATTAGTGTCATCCCTCTGGGTCTTTTCCATCAAGTCTGCTATCCGTACAACTTCTGACAGTATTTTATCGAGAGTCGTTTGCTGGCGTTCGGTCAATTGAGTATTTAAAGCACGACCAGAGGTTCCCGGAGTAACCGCACCCCCTCCACCGCTTAAAGGTCGCCCAGTATAAGGGTCTATAAGCGTCGGTCTTCTTTCAGTCGGGGTATCATTAGGAAGCCCACCTTGCATTCCCCCTGCGAGAGCGTTTCGCTCCTTTAACAGGTCGATTTGCTTTTGGATGACTCCAACCGTTTGTTCAGCGATGTTTTTGAACTCGCTTTCCATTTTGTTGAAGTCGTTCCACAAGGCTTGGGCGTTCTGTCGGAGTTCCTGAAGCGGTGACGCATCAGCCGATACCCGTATTCTCTTGTCTTCCGCCATTTTGTTCTAATTTAAGCATTTCCTCAATTTCTCTTTCAGCCTCAGTAGAGAAGTCCTCAATCGTTGTCGGAGCCTTAAAGATATCCCCTATTCCGGGAATGTACTTATCTTTATTCTTCTCGTGTTCAGCCTGAAACTCTTTTAGATATAACTTGTCTTCCTCGAACTCAAGGAGTTGATATATAAAAGAAGATTCCCGATGTTCAGGGGACATAAATGAAACATTATGCTTTATTCGCCACCACCTGTCCAACGGGAATCTATTATTCCAACTGACCACACCCTGTATCAGTTCAGAACGTCTCATGTTACTCCTCTTTCTTTACGTCATCACTTTCTTCGCCTTTAAGCAGTTCAGTAATTTCCTTGAAGAACGGAGCAACAGTCTTGAAGTATTCATCGCGGATAAGTTTATAATCCCTAACGTCAAGTTCTGAAAAGTTCTTCACTTTCAAGTCCTCTATCAGTTTAGGGCAAAGAACTACAATGGCTGCTTCAATGTCAATCATGTCCAAAGCGTGTTGAGCCTGAACAGAAGGACTCATGACCATCGAGTTATAGAAGCCTCTTGACAGGCTTTGCTTCATCGCCTCAATCTGATAGAACTGTCCCACTGTAGGGAACTTCACAGGGTAACTGTGACCCTTGATTTCAATTGTTACTTCATCTTTAATCATAATCGTTTCTTATTTAAAGCAAGGCAGGATTACCCTGCCATGCTGATTGGTTCAAGATAAATACCACTAATGTCGGTTCCCGCAAGACCAGCCTCTTGAACGCTGAACGATTGTGTGTTCAGCAGACAGCCTTGGAGACGAGCAATGGTTTCACCCGTGTTATCAACTTCGGTAACAAGTTTCGTCGCAGCGTCTTCGCTTGATACCGTCTTAGCATACACCGTGATGTCGAACGCAATGTCACCCAGAACCAAACTGTTCTTAATCTCCGCTATGCTTCCGAACTTCTTCAGCATCTTCTTCATAATCGGAGTATTGAACGAGATGAAGTATTGGGAAACACTCCATTGACAAGTGTAAACCACAGGGGGAGCCTCCTGATAAGTCAGGCTGCCGAGTCCCTGTACATTTGCACGCTGTACGTTCTCGGAGAAAGTCAGGTTGCGGACGTATCCTGCAACCTCGTTATCTATTTTGATAAACGCTTTCGGTGCTGTAAAAACTCTTCCTCTTGCCATATCTTTTAATTTTTAAGTAAGAATCCAGTGAAGAAAATCTTAGTGATTTCGCTGTTCACCACCACCTCATAGGTGACATCGTAGTAGTCCTCAATTCGGGTTGCAACTACATTCTGGAAACGCTGTATCAAGTTGTCTTGATTAGCGGTTGCCACACGTGATTGCAAGAAATTGATTGTCCAAGTCTCAAGAGCACCTTTTGACAAGGTATTCAAGTTCACACCGTTTTCATCGCCTAACAGGTCGATTTCCGCATTCACCACACACTCTTTGTTCAACTGTGCGATAACACGCATGAACTGGATGCTGAATGAGAGACCTTTCTTGTTGAATAATGTTTTGTTATCTTGCAAAGTTGTAACACCCTGTAAGACCACGAAACGACCGAGATACGGGTTCGGATAAACCACAACCAAACCAGCCTTGACAGCCTTTTCCATTTCCTTCTCGTCAGGAATGTGCTGAAGTTTATCACCACCGATTGTCTTGTTGGTAACGGGGATATAGGGAGGTTTGCCGCTGACACGTCCAATAACCTGACACAAATTGTAAAATACACCCCACCAACGTACCTTTGAAGCAACAAAATCGCTCGCAGTACCGATACCACCATGAACGCAAACCACGTATGCATTGTTGAACTGTTTCGCCATACCCAGTGAGTCGTTGAACTTCACTTTCGAGTCGTATGCCCCAACGTACACGAATTTATCGAATTTCGCCTGAGTATTGCGGTGTGCGATAACCTTGTTATTCGTAGCACCAGCACCCGACGCACCGATTTGGTCAGTGAATACGATGTTATATTCAACATCGGTGATTTGAGCCAACAGGTCATCGAGGTCAGTCGGTTTGTACTGTTCCGTACCACCTGTCGCAACCTGATATCCTGCGTTATCTGTAATGTCCGAAGCATCAACCGTTCCGTCCCCTGTAATCTTGCTTGAATCATCAAGAATGAAACGAGCACCGAAGTTCTCGTCAGTCTGGCACCAAGCAATGACTTCAGCCATATTGGTACATTCAGGAGTCTGACACAGAAGATACGGTTCAGCCTGTTCAACTGTCAGTTCATCGTAAGACAATTCAACACCCGTGATGGGGTCTTTATAAAGTCCTGTAAAGGTTCCTCGCCAGAACTTGATTACAAAAGCATTCGGGTCTTCCGTTCCGGCTTCCACTGTGAAGGCATAACCCGTTTTCAGGATATCACCCTCGAGGCCACCATTAGCGTTCAATCCCTCGTCGATAGTTTTCACTACCAGCGTACCACCTTTTGACCCACCACCCGTAGGAGCGAAAGTCATCGTTGCCGGAGTTGTCGTACATGCACGGGCATACAGTAACTTACTGATACCAACCGCATCCGCATTATACGGGTCGGGGGTAAACAGAGCCTCTGCACATTTCCAGAACATTCCGCCTTTCACGAAATCCCGGAAATCCGATAATGTTTCGAACTCGTAGACAGCGTCCTTGCCTTGCTTGTCAGTTCCGTTCACACCAGAACCACCACCGAAGCCAGCACCATAAACACCCGTGTCAATCAAGAGCACAGTTCCATAGTCCAAATTTCGGGAAGCACTACTCTCGCCCGACGTGATTGTAGAATACACACCAGGAAGAGTTCTCAATTTTCCATTAAAATAGACACTCGTTGCCATATTATCATTATTAAAGAGTTTACGAATTTATTTCGGAATAAAGGTATAAAATTTTTCCAAAACATCAATAATCACAAATCTTTTTGAGGAAGGGCAGGAGCCGAAACTCCTGCCCAAACTCATTAAGAAATCTTCCAAGCAGTGTTGGTCGTAATCTTGAATGTCTGAGAACCACCCGTTGCCCCATAGGACAAACTGGTAGGAGTGACGTCAAGATACAGAATCTTCGCTACCAATGTTCTCGCACCCGTTACTGTGAACGTGTACGACAGACTCGTGCTGACACGGGTACTGCCCTCATACCATCCGTCAAATACATCTTGACTGTTGGTCTTAGTACATTTCACCGTTGCTGAAGCACCATAAGCATAAGAGCCACCGCCAGATACAGAACCACGTCCCGCAGCAGAACTGTCAAGACTGACTGAAATTGTATATGACTTGGTAGTTCTCGTACCACGAGCCTCAAGAGTCACTGCACCTGTAATGTTTGTCGGAGCATACGTTACCGATGTTGAAACTCTGGTAGAACCATTGTACCAACCGTCGAATCCGTATGTATATTGAGCATCGCTCGCCATTACCGTTGCAGTAGAACCAGCAGCATTCGAACCATAACTTACAGATTCACTCGCACGACTCACTGAGGAAATATAACTTCCCTTATTGTAAGTTACCGTATAACTTCTCAGGCTTCTCGTTCCCTTCGCTGTGTACGTTGCATTAGCAGTTACACCCGTAGGAGCATAAGTCGCAGAAGAAGTCACCCTCGTTGAACCGCTATACCATCCATCAACACCATAAGAGTATTGAGCCGTCGTTCCGTTTACAGTCATCGTTGAACCAGCCGCATTTGCTCCGTGAGCCACACGTTCTGTCGTTCTACTCAAACTTGCCACGTAATCACCAGCCGAATATGTGATAGTATAATAGATTCTCGTGAACCTTGCATATACAGTCATCGAAGCCGTTACTCCCGAAATTGCGTAGGAAGCAGAACTACTCAACAACGTACCACCGCTCGCACCAGCCGAATACCATCCGTCGAACTTGTATCCCGCAGCAGCCGAAGCCGTTACCGTGATACTTCCACCATGATTTACACTTCCACCACCTGAAACAGTACCACCAGTCGTTCCGGCTGTATAGTTTCCTGTGCCGTCTGTGGTTCGGTAGTAAGCCGAAGGACTAACAGTATAAGAGTTGATGTTTGCTTTGGCTGTAAGAGACAGATTTGACTTGACAGCGGTCGGAGCATACGTCAATGAAGTTGATACACGGGTTGAACCATTATACCATCCATCAAATGTATATCCCGTCGTTACTGTCGCAGTACATCCTGTTGCATTTGCTCCCCAACTTACTGTTTCAGAAGTCTTGCTGATTGTCGCGATACCTGTTCCCTTGACATAAGTCACGGTATAAGTGTTCGTCGTGTATTCAGCCGTATAGGTCGCATTTGCTGTTACAGTCACTTCACGAGAGGCAGTAGTTACACCGTCAGACCATTTCGAGAATGTCTTTCCTTCAATAGCCGAAGCAGTGATAGTTACTTTCGTACCGTAATTATAAGTGCCAGAGCCAGAACCGTTCACGACTGTCAGCGTGTACTTATTCACTGTCGCAACGCCACGAGCCTCAAAGGTTCTCGCTGCCGTGATATTCGCAACACTCAACGCCAGAGCCGTTCCTATCTGTGTACTTCCTTCATACCAGCCACTGAATGAATAAGTGTATTGTGCAGTATTTGCCGGAAGAGTCGCTGTACAGGTTGCAGTTCCACCATAATTAACCGTTTCACTCGTCTTACTGATAGAAGCGATATTCGCATTCTTCGTATAGGAGACTGTGTACTTGTTAATCGTCGCAGACGCTGTCAATGTACAATTAGACTGAACCCCTGACAGAGTAGCCTTCCCAGCCGTTACCGTCAATGTTCCTGTTCCGGAGGTCTTAGTCCAAGTCGGAGTATTGTATCCCGTAGAAGCAACCGCAGTGTCTGAAGTTACTGTTCCGTTATACGCAACACGTTCTGTGGTCTTCGTCAAAGCATTTACACCTGTTCCTCGAGCATAGGTTACTGTAAACCAATTCTTTTGGAAGCGAGCATAAACCGTAACAGCAGCCGTCACGCTGTCAATAACATAACTTGCAGCCGTACTTACTTGAGTGCCACCTGCGTCGTACCATCCCTGGAATGTATAACCTGCCGCTGCAGCAGCCATTAAAGTCGCTTTAGAGCCATAGTTATAAGTTCCCGAGCCTGTTACCGAGCCACCGTTATTTCCTGTCGTAAACGAACCAGTAGAGTCCGTATCACGGTATTGAGCCGTTCCTGTAATAGCAAACGTCTTAATAGTGGCTTTCGCAGTGAGTGTCATGTTACTTGTTACGTTCATCGGACCATACTTCAGAGCCGTACTAACACGAGTCGAACCGTTGTACCAGCCGTCGAAATTGTAACCTGTCGTCAGGGCAGCAGTAGAGCCAACAGCGTTTGCACCGTGTTCAACGGTTTCGCTGGTAGGAGTCACTGAAGCAATTCCCGTCTCTTTTGCATACGTGATGACATAAGTATTGATTCCGAACGATGCAGCATACGTTGCATTTGCCGTGACATTCGTAACAGTCAATTTCGCTGTCTTCACACCGTTACTCCAACCACTGAACGTGTATCCAGTTGCTGCCGTCGCAGTAGAAGAAGCCTCTCCACCATATTCAACACGAGCCGAAGTAGGAGCAACAGAGCCACCCGTTCCTGCTGTGAATGTTACGGTGAACCATTGACGTTGGAATCTCGCTGTCAGGCTGCGATTGCCTGTTGCGCTGAACGTATAGGAAGCACTGTCTGATACCTTATTCGAACCCTCATACCAACCAGCGAAACTGTACCCAGTGGCGGGAGTGGCTTTGGCTGTAACAGATGTCCCGTGAGTAACTGTACCGCCTCCGGAAACAGTTCCTCCCGTCGTACCACCCGTGAAGTCACCTGTCTCAGCAATACGGAATTGTGCAGCCAATGTGATTGAATAACTCTTAATAGTGAAGACCGCTTGAATTGTACGGTTCTTCGTGATTTCCCATCCCGGATACGGGTTGGTCGTTGACTCACCACCTGTTTCGTCAACCCACTTCGTGAAATTGTACCCAGTCGCAGGAGTCGCAGTTGACTTAACAGATGAACCATAGTCATAAGTTCCTCCTCCAGATACCGTTCCCGCTCCAGTGGGCGTGATGGTGAATGAAAGGGTGTATCTGTTAAGCGTCCGAGCACCAATTGCCGTGAATGTTCTGTTCGCTGTGATATTAGATACGCTCAATGAAAGGTCGGACGATATTTTCGTGTCACCCTCATACCATCCTGTGAAGGAATATGTATATTGAGCCGTATTCGCTAACAATGTAGCCACCGCAGTTGCTGTCCCACCCCAGTTAATCTTCTCAGACGTCTTATTGATAGTGTTGATATAATCACCTTTCGAATAAGTAACAGTCCAAGTCGATGTGGCTTGCGTAATAGTTACTGTTCCAGTCACTGAAGATGTTGAACCCATTACAGAAACTTTTCCTGTACGTTTCCCCACAGTATTCTTTGGGATTGGAATTTGCATTGAAAAGACGAACTCATCAACCGCTCCTGGGTCGTCAGGAATTGACGTCCCGTTCACAGTCAATAAGCCATTAGCGGTATAATTCGCAGGAAGAACAATAGGGATATCATTCCCTGTCCCAAGGGAAAAGGTTATCTTCGGTGAGTTGCTCTTTCCAGAAACAGTTATCGTCGAAGCACCTTCCCCCACGTCAAACGACGTTTGGTCCAGAGTGATATATTCGGCAGTTGGCTCTTGCTTTACTTGGTACGATTTTGCCGCTTCAATTCCTTTGACGACAGCGGTAACGACTGTCTGGCGTTCCAAGCGTCCTTTATGGATTGTGCCTGAATTCGTCAGAGTAGCGTTTCCCTCTCCCGCCATAGGATTTACGGTCAACCAAGAATCTTTCGCCATACCTTAAATTCTTTTTAAATAGTTACTAACTAACAGTCCAAGGCACATTCGTGCTGACTTGGAATGTCTTACTTCCACCAGCAGCGTCGTAATCCAACGAGGTCGGTGTAACATCAAGATAATTAATCTTAGCAACCATACTCACTGCTTCCTGAGCCGTAAATGTATAGGTCGCATTCGAACTCACCTTAGATGAACCACTGTACCATCCGTCAAATACGTCACCACTCTTCAACAAGTTACATTTCACAGTAACTTGGTCTCCAACGTTCACTTCCGCTGTTGCTGTCGCTCCCGCAGTACCATTATTGATTTGAACCGTTCCTCGGCTTGTGACATCGGAATTAACTGAAAGAGTAACTTGAAACGCACCCTTCGCAATGTCTTTCAACATCACATAGTCATTATTTCCGTAGGAAGCCAAAGAATCAGCGTCAAATTTATTGGTCGCGATAAGTTCCTTCTTGCGGACGTAATCGTTAGCAGCCACGCCAATATCGCCAGGAGTTATCCCAACGCTGTCGGCAGCCTGTTTCGCTGTCGCATACGGATTATTTGCCATGATTAAGAAGTTTTTCCAGCACCTGACTGGCAATCTACATATTTCTTGAAAACGATATTTCCTGATACGGAATTAATCTTGTCGATAATTCCTTGCCCAGTGAGTTTATCAAGAATGTTCTTTTCCGTCAGATTGTTCAAAATGCTTGACGGATTGTCTTGCTGAGTCTGAACCGCTGTCAGCAGTTCGTCGACCTTTGCTCCTGTAAATTTCGATTTGTACGCCATATCTTTTTATTTTAATGGTTATTCTTTCAATACACCAAAGTCCTCCCCAGTACTATCCTGGAACGGCTCGTCACTATCAAAAGGAATGAACGGTTCCCGAAGACCCAGTTGAGTAATCGTAAAGGAAGATGTCAAGGGGATAGTCCCTTCGGTGATTTTACCTGTTACAGTCATTCTCCTGTCGAACCCCTCATTCGTTTCAACTGAAAGAGGGACAGCAGCCGTCATGACTGACGGCTGTGCCTCTACTTTGCTTTTCTTTAACCGTTTCTTTCCCATTATTTCTAAACGTGTTAGGACAATTCCCAAGAAGTATTAGAAACGATAGTCTGAGATACGGCAGCACCACTGGCTTCAAGAGTGATTGTCTCCTGACCGAATGAGAATACAGGGTCGCCAGCAGATTGCTTGATTTGAATCTGAGCCGACTGACCTCCAGCGGTCGTTACTTTCATTGCTGCAGTCAATTCGTCAATTGTCGTATTTGCTGCAATTCCAGTGAAAGTGATACTGAACTCAAACTCCTGCTGTGCTCCAGGGTCGCCAGTGATAGCCACATTATTGGTGGTTTCTACTCCACCAGCGGTGTACTTCGAAGGAAGTGTCAGTTCAAGACCTCCCGCAACCACCGCACGAGTTTTCAAGTCGACCAACTCAAAGTTCAACTTCGAAGAGTTGGTTTTACCTGTAATCGTCAGAGTTCCACCTGCTTTTCCAACAGTTGTTTCTGCTCCATTCGTAAATGAAACGAACTCAGGTTTTCCTTTCTGGATAACCTTGTAAGTTTTATTCGGCGAAACTCCAACCGCCACACCTGTTACAGTCGTCTCACGTTGTTCACGACCTGTGTGAACTGTACCCGTGTTCTGAACTGTCGCATTACCGTTTCCCGAAGCGGGATTGACGGTCAACCATGCTGCCTTTGCCATAATAACAAACGATTTTATAAATTAAACTAAATTATATCACCAACAAAGATACAAATAATTAGGGAGAAATACTACTCCAATCTCCAAGGGGTCTTCGCTTCAATCTCCTGTTCACCTTTGTTGTTCATCTCATCAAGCCATACATATCCCGAACCAAACTTGAACAGTTCGTCACCAACTGATAACACCCAATCAGTATTCGAATAGATAGTGTTCTCACCTGTTGCTAACAGTGAATCCAGCCATACATACGGATTTGAAAATTCAAAATATTTGTCCAAAGGAGGCGGAACCCATCCTGGGTCTGACCCAACAGGTATCGCATCCTCAATGATAAATCTCCTCACAATTTCAGGTCGAATGATAGAAGCATAATCACCAATGTCCTCCACCTCTATTGATACGTTCTTGACCAATATCGGCTGTGGAAACAAAGCGTTTTCCGCTATCAATTCATTCGTGCTGAAATCGAAGTAAGCAAACTCCTCTTCAAATGTATTTCTGGCTCCAATAAGCAACGCATATATAACTTCCCCCATCAGAATTGACTCAAGCATATTCTCACTGAAGCACATCAAATCAATCTTCGACAAGGCTGGTTGACGGAACCCCTCACGTTCATATTCAGTCCCACCAAACGTGTCTAATACGGGTGCACCATAACCGCCAAGCGGTGCTGGCTTATCCGTAGAACGTCCTGGCTCCCTTACGATAATACAGGGAAGATGACTTTTATCCTTTGGATATTCCATCTTTACCTGGATCTTTCGGGGACTCGTATTAGTTCTCAGGAACAGTTTCTTTGCTTGCTCATAGAAGTCAAAAGAACCGTCCCTCGTCCCATAGAACATATGGTAGAGGAAGGTCTCATGCTCCGGCACACTTTCGTAATCATACTGAATGTACTGAAGCAACCCATCGACTATCTGTTTTATTCTCGCAATTAAAATCATCTTTATAATTGATTTAAAAATTCATCAATCGCCATGTCAGCAACCTCAAACACCTGTGCCTCGTCGAGTGCCCTGTCCATGAACTTCCGAGGTTCAAATCCCGGATTTATCCAACTTAACGGGTCGCTCTTATCACTCACTCTTCGGAATGTGAAGTATCCCCCACGATTCTCCTTATCAGTAGAAGCGATATCAATTCGTACAAGTCCTTGATATTGAGGTGCTTTGTGAGTATAAGCCGGAATGATTCCTTCGGCTGTTTGAATAGGTTTACGCTGTCCAAGTTGTGCGTACTGTATAGGAAGCTGATTCTTCTTTACAGGCTGCCCACCGTTACTCTTAGCAATATCGTAAATCTCTTTCGGCAGCCGATTTTGAAACACCATTGATTCCGCCACAGCATCAGGAGTAGCGTACCGAAACGGAATTGTCAGATACCAACCCCCACTCGCAGATGTCTTCTTCTTTGAGGAGTTGGAAAATCCTGGCTTCATGTCAAAGGGAGCCTTCCCCTCTTCAAGAGCCAAAGCCAACCCGTCCTGTCCGGGAGCAAGCCCAAACACCACTTCCGTCGGGCTCACCCTGTCAACGTACATGGCATTCTTATACAGTTTTCGGGTCTTCTTTAACTCTCTATTGACAAGGTTCTCCCACTTGTTTACATACTCAGTCACCACCCGATTGATAATCTCACCACCGAGTTCCTGAGCCTGCGAACCTGTAAGAGCAAACTCCGCTACGATTTCACTCAAATCAACGTGTATCGGAATCATTGTCGTCGTTATATATTATTCCACTTCCATCGTAATTAGGACGCTGCATATCTATTAGGTGAGTTCTCCGCCCCACACCCTGTATCGGCATCTTGAGGATTTGAAACTGTCCGCTCTTCTTATCCTTACCTAACGAGGCTCGGATTTCGTGAGGCATATCGATGATATGGTATTCCACCCTGTGTTTGTACAGAACTGAAACACCTGTCTCCGGAGGAACGTTCCCTGGAGAAAATCTCAAACAATACGGGTTCTCGGGAACTATCTCATAGACTGATGGGTCTAACTTGATTAACGGGGACTCGGAATCCTTAAAGGTGTACACTGCCACGATACCATCCTCTATTGGGGCATAAGAGAGAAAAACAGCAACCTCGTCACCTATCATCTCCCTCGCCACCAACATTTCCGTAAACGAAGCATATTCATCCTCTACCGTCACTCTATCAAAGTAGGAAAGGAAGTCTTTATCTTCATCCCGAACGGTTATCGCAGCCGTACCCATCAATTCCGGAGCCCATTGAACGTACTGTGTATTCCTGTTCAGACCTGTTACAAGTGCTTTGGTTCTCCTCGGATTTACGAAGAAGTATCCAAAGCCGTGACAGTTCTGACAATCAGGTAACGGACTGCCCGAGTTTCCCTGACATGGACAGCGTATTGCCTTTTCACAGATTATATCATATCCGTGCGCCCAAATAACTGAATTGAAGTCATTCGGGCGAAAACTCACTTGAGGCTGTCCATATAAGGACTGCTCGGGAGCCTCTGATATAGGTCTTTGTCCTGCCATTATACGTATCTCCTTTCATTATTAAAACGCTCATTCTGTGAGCGACTCATCTTTAACCGTGTTTCCGCAGAATGCTTTCTTCCAAGAAAAGGCTTTCGACCTTTTCTGGCTTCTGACATCTTCCTACGAGTTTCCTCAGAATGTTTCTTACCAACATGAGCAGCAAGTAACTTCTCCTTGATATATTCCGGCATCGGAACCCCTTTATTCAACGGAGTTTTCCCTTTGTGAATTTTCGACATTTTCTGCCTAAACTCTTCTGTCACTTCTTTACCTGTGCCGTCGCCACCTGGAGTTGAATTGTACCCGTTTTTATACGAATCAAAGTGTTCAATACAGGCTTTCTCAAACAAAGGTAATCTTTCAATAGGAACATCGTCAAGCAAGCATTCCATGTGAAAATGTTCTTCGCCATATTTTCTAATCGCTGAATGAAATTGAAACTTATCTTTGTGATTCAACGACGCATATACGTGTTCATGAAATCTTCTCGAAAGTCTTCTTGAAGTTATTCCCACATATACTTTATCGTTTATGTCATTCCAGATAATATACAATTTCCCACCTCTTAGCATACCACGAATTTTATTTCATCATAAATTAACTTTATTCGCTTCACTGTCTCCTTGATTTCACGTTCATACTGAACCAATCTCGCCCCATATCCTGCGTTGGTTGCTGATGATGTTGAACTAATTGATTGACTCAACCCGTCAACCCCTATCGACTGGGCAGCGATACCCGCACCCAATATCAAGTCACCAGCAATTCCAAGTGGTCCGAACGTAGCCAATTTCCCCGTCAGATTGATTAAGTCCATAGGCATATGGTCGAGGTCAAAGCCTGTAATATACTGGAAGTCCCAATAATCCGGAATCATCCTGAAGTGCTGGCTTCCCAATTGGGTTGTCAGACCACTCAAGATGACCTCAGCATTGGCAGTAGCAACAGCCGAACCCGTGGGAACGATTGAAACTCTTCGCTTATATAGACCATAACTGTTCTGGTGAGTTGTCAGCCATTGTGTCGGATAGGAAATTTGCTCAAGATTGTTGAACCGTCCCGTCAACGATATCGGTTTGTTGACGGGATAGTTCGTGAACAGAATAGGGAAACTCTGCCAATAGTCGGCTCGGTAAAATGTCAACTTCTCTTGGTCAATGAACTGGCGCATCAGTTTCAGGTTGAAGAAGTTCTCAACCTCTCTTTGAGCAGCCTGTATATAGAACCGCATACTTTCACTGCTGAAAGAAGTCCCGTCGCCTCCCTGTATGGTTATCCCGTACAGGTACAAAGAAAAAATCTCCGTTGGATTAAATATCATCCCCGTGTTCTTTCTATACTTCATTGTCAAAACAAGTTGTCCCATCTCGCATTACTCTTTAGAAGCGTTTACCAAAAATTCGATGATTTCGGCTTTGGTTTTTTCAGCAACAGCGGTCATGTCAATACCACCCTCCTGACCGAAAGCAATCAGTTCATCTTTCTTCATTACACCCAATTCCTTGCGCAGAGCAGCCTCTTCCTCTTCAGGAGTAGGGGTTCCCTCGCCACCTGTTACTTCGGGGTCAGTGTCTCCCTGAGTTTCCTCACCTGTGCCCTCTGTTGGGTTCTCTACGATAGTTTCAGGTGCAGGGGGTGTAACTGTCTCGGCTGGGGGAACGGTTCCCGCAGCGAGTTGAATACGAGCCTCGTGTTCACGATTGTATTCGTTCTTCCAGTTTTCAACCTCTTGCTCGAGTTCCTCAATCTTCTTTTTGTTCGCTGTGTTGACATTTGTCAGGCGAGCAATTTCTTTCTTGTACCACTCCTCACGGTCTTTGAAGTCTGACTTCATCTGAACCTCTTTCGGGGTTTCAAATACAGGCTGTTTGCCGTGCTCGTACAGGTCGGGGATTCCTAACTTGAGGACTTCCTTACCAAAGTCGTCTTCGACTTCAGCAACACAATTCACGAACTTCACGTTCTTACCATTGTAATTGATGGTTTTGTTTCCCGCTTTTCTGTTAAACAGTTTCATAATTCTTTGAATTTATTTATGATTATAAAATTAATGGGGATGGGACATACACCCCATCCCCATCATTATAACGTAATTGTCCTCGTTATTAGGTAGTCGGCAGACCAATCTTACCGATGTTGATAATACGGGCAATCTTTCCAGGCATATACTCTACCGGAGTTCCGTAGTTCAATACAGAGAATGAACGTCTCGGACCAACAATAGCGTAATCCAGTTTCATGGTTCCGCCCAGTTCCAGATACTCAATCATTTCACTTCCATTGAAGTAAACGAGAGCAGACTTGGTTCCGGCAATCCAACGGTTGCGGTCATGAACCTCTCCCGGATTAGCACCGTCCCAACCAGCAGCAAGTTCAGTCTTGCTAACTTCGAAGATAGGATAGAAATCAGCGATGCCTTTGTCGACCGGATTTGCTTCGGTACGATAGATGACATAACAGGTTTCAGGATAAGCCGAAGAGTTTGCACCAGCAAACTTCAGAGTCACAGACTGAGTTGCGCCAACAGCCTGTTCAGCGTCGTTCAGCAAAACGGGTTCAGACTCTCCGTAACGGTTCTTCGCTGTAACAGCATAGAAGTAGTTACCAGCGTGAACAGAACCGAACATTCCCTTTGCGTCAACGGCAACAGCGACAGGAGTCGTAACATCCTTAATAGGAGCGTTCGGAGCCTTGTCAGAAGTCTTACCACGACCCAACTTAATCGGCTGGTTGAAGTCGAAGTATTTGTCCGCTTTGATGTTCACCTTACCAAACTGAGTGGTGATGTCGTTTACCGACTGACCCATAGTTGCGCCCACAACGCCACCAGCCATACCAACGATAACACGTTTAGACTCGTGGAAGAGTTTCACGTAGTTGTTGAATACGACAGGGGAAGAAACGATACGGTCGATGATACCGTTTCGGTCGTTTACAACTGCCTGAGCAGCGTCCTCAACCAAAGCGTCATTCAGAACAGAACCGTTTGCGTTCAATACGGCAGGGTCTCCGAAGTAAGCGTCAAGCACCTGTTCAGAAGTTTTACCCAGCAAGCCACCTGTGATATCGTTGATACCAGCGATGTGCTGTGCAAATACACCGTCGAACTCTTCAGGAACTTTTGCCGAGTCAGCGTCAATCACTTTCTTGTCAAGGATAGTCTGAAGCAAGATGGTCTTGTTTTCAACTTCCTTGGTGTACAGTGAACCAACGACAGTCTTGACAATCATACCCGGATGAGTAACCTGTCCAGTCACACCTGTGAACTTGACAACGATTGACTTCCGACGATATACAGAGTCGGTCTCAGTAGGAGTTTCGCCTTCCTGATTGAAGATGCCCACTTCCTGACCATACTTGTACAACTGATTGTACTGATGAACAGTATTGTCAATCTTCTGACGGTTCAACTCATTCCAGAACACCAACTGGTCCAAACGGTTTTCAAGGTTCTTCAGCACAGAATCCAAGGATTCAGGTTTCAGACCTCCACCGTTATTCAATTGGTCGTTGTACTGCATACCAGTCAACAGACCTGCTTCCATCGCCTTCAAGATTTCATCCGAAGACATACTTTCCAACGGATTTGTAGCCTCCGTTCCATTGTAATTGAATAAATCCATTTTCGTATATTATTTAAAGTTTCGTACGAAATTATTTCACGAGGCGAACGTTCTTCTTGTTATACATATACAAGGCTGCGTCTTTACCTATGTCCCCACCAATCGGGTCAAGCAAATAGGCAGTTGTATTGTCGCGCAAAGACTTCTGGATTTCGGGGTCGGCTTCCTCGTCAATCGATTTAGCAATCAACTCACGAACAACCGCACGGTCTCTCGAAATGCTCAGAACTGTTTTGTTGTCCTCATCCTTAGCACCGCCACCCTGTTCAATGCTTTTCTCGATGATAGCCTTGCTCAGACCAGCACTCTTGAATTCAGGAGCCGAATTTCCGAAAGCGATAATCGCCTGTCGCATACCGTCCAAAGATTTTTCAATCTTGTCAGTAATCGGCTCAAGAGCCTTTTCTACGATAGCCGGAATAGACTTCAGCAGGTCATCTTGAGACTGATTGAACTTGCCAAGCAAGCCGTCTTCAATACTCTTGATGATGTCAGCAGAAAGTGACTTCGCAATGTCGTCCTTTTTCTTGTCGCCATCGCCACAGCCGTTACCCTTTTCGAGGTCGGGGTCGTCATCGTCTTCTCCGTCTTTCTTGTCAGGGTCTTTCTTGTCCTTGTCTTTGTCCTTTTCCTTCTTCTCGTGATTTCCATCACCGTCGCCTTCGCCATGGTCATCCGGACCACTTTGAACCGACTTTTCCAATTTGATTGAGCCGGATTCAATCCAACCAGCAATCACCTCTTCTGTAAACCCACTGCCAAGCAATGATTTTACGAGGTCGTCATTTTTTTGTTCATCAGTTAATTGTACCATACTACTTTAATTTTTCGGATTAAAAATATTACAAAATTTCTTTTCCCTAAAATGAGTCATCAAATGCCCTCTTGGATAATACGGAATTTTGAATCGATGACAATCCTCTTATTCCCTATCACCTGTTCGAACATGACATCACGCTTGAGTTGGCTCTTGAGTAAATCACCAGTAGGAATGAAATCCTGAGATTGAATACCTTTCACGAAATCGATATACGAATTGAAGTTTACAGGAGTAAACGTCAGCGCAATATTATTGATAATTGCCTTCGTGATATGTTTTTCGTTCTTCGGGTCTCGCTCCAAGGCTTTTCCCTCAATAGACATTCCAGGCTTTCTGGTTGAACCGCTTTCGCGCATTTCAATACACTTGTCCCAAAAGGCTCTTGCCTCGGGAGACTCGCTCCATAACTTTCCTTTCACCCAAAATTTGTTATCGACTATCTTCCCGTCAAGCGGTTCACCAATCCAAAACCTACTTTTCAATTCTTTTGCTCGAACTGTTAAGTGGTCAAGATTGAACAAACCATGCTTGAGGAAGTAGTCTATAACGAACCCATTGGGCTCCATTGAGTCACCCTGATAATCTTTGCTGTCGTCACTCGCGATACCCTCAAATATCATATTCTCGTAGCGACGGTCATCACCACGAGGATACTCGGCAGCGTCAGACTTCATGAAGTCTATCGGCAACCAGAAGTTAAAATCATTTGGGGTCTGCTTCTTCATACTTCCACTTTATAAATTTGTGACAAAGTTACAAATCATTTTAGAAAGTTACAAATATCGGGTCTCCAACATAATCGGTTCCACGCTCATTCGCTGCCATAAATTCTTCTTGAGGAGTCCGGACTTTCATGGGTCCAGTCATCAATGAATATTTCATTTCCTCGAGAATACGCATCATGTCGTTGTCGTCCCCTGTAAACACTATCTCAACCTCTGTTAAGCGGTTGGTCGACGGGTCTTCACGGTAACGAGTGTCATGAATAATTAGAGGCTTCACAAATTTGAGATGACCGTTTGTCCCAACTGTTACTTCCTCCGCTCCGCTAATACCTTTCATGATGGTTTCGACACACTTCATCGGGTCTCGTACAGGTACAGAAACTTTTCGTTTGTCCCCATCCATAGATTCCGGTTCAAGCGGTTTCACGGCTTCGATGTCCAAAGCCTTCTTCAGGATTGATGTGAATCCCGGAACGAATGCTTCGGGAGTGATACGTCCTTCTGATAAGGCTTTCATCAGCGGTTTGGCTTCCTCTATCTGATGTGGCTTCATCAGCATGTCAAGAACTATCTCTCCTTGGTCGAAGATAAACGGCTTCAAAGGAATCTGTCCCAAGTCAATGAATTCAGCGAAACAATGTTCCGACGCATCAACTGTTACAGGCTGCAAGCAGTCCACCCAAACTTGGAAATACTTGATATGCGCATCCTCTGTTTTGTGCTCTCCGAGGTACACAATTCCCCTCCCCTCAATTGGGTCAAGATTTGTCTCCTCTTTAAGTTCCCGAAGCGCAGCCGTCTCAAAGTCCTCTCCTGGGTCAACATGACCTCCAGGGATACATACCTTACCAGTAGGAACAAAGTTCTCAACACGATGTAAAACGAGGACTCTACCATCCTTGTCAAAAGCAACCACGTCAGCGTACTTTGTCGGCTCGCCTGTAATTGACTTCACGATGTCGAAATACACCTGTTTAGACAGTTTGCCACCACGATAAGCCTCTTCAGCCTGTTCAAGAGCGTCAATACCTTTACAGATGTCACCAACGTCGGGGTCGTTACGGTATGCCTCGAGCGATTTCAATATCTTGTTTCTTTCATTCACGGCTGACGAAACTTCCTTCTGGTGCTCTTTTAGGAATCCTCTGTACTTTTCAAATACTTCGGATTTCTTCTCCTCAGGTAAACCATCCACACCGTCAATGACAGACTTCTGAATTGAAAACTTGTCGGACAATTCCTGACCCAAAGTTTCAAGGTTCGCCAACTGACCTTTCAACTTCCGATAGTCCTCAACCTTTTCTTGGGTTGACTGAATTCCTAAAAATTTCTTCAAGTTCATAATTATCATCTTTTAGACTGTATATTCTTTATTTCCAATTGTTATCTTCGCTCGACTCTTCCGTTCAACCTTTCTCTCATAATTCTTAGGAGGCTCGAACTGATGTGTGTCAGGGTTCCATACATATCCCTTCGGAACATAACGCAAGTCGCACCGACAGAACGGGTGAACAGGGTGTATCGTCGCTTTCCAATCTTTCGACTTCACACCATAGTTCGTACCGTTTGCCATGAGTTCCGAAAGCCTGAACACCCGTGGCTGGCTCCCGATACCCCCTGTTAGGTATAGTCGTATGCAATGGCGACAGGCTCCAGGGAAGACATCAAAGTAAACCAACGGGTCGGGGTCTTCTTCCATCATGATTTCGGCTCTTCCGAGATTGTATATATATTGACTTTCCGTCTCAACGATACGTCCCCAATCCCGCTGCCAGTCATTCATTTGGTTAGCGAGGATTGAAGTAATCTTCTTGACGGAACGCTTCTCGAACGTGCCTTCGAGCATCTCCTTCCGTAAAGTCGCATCAGCCTTTGCCTGCTCTTGAGCCTGTAAGTAACTGAGTTCCTCTGCGGAAATTGATGCTCGGACATCGTTCTTGATGCGGTCGGCAAATCCTTTGATATGAGTATAAGTTTTGTTAGCGGCAACCTTGTAGAACGCCATTTCCCTCGCTGTGGGCTCAAATAAGCCCATTTTAGACAGAAACGCAGTAAACTCGGAGTAAGTCATCTGAGCGGTGGCTTTCGTCCCAACAGCAGCCGAAACACGACCAAAAAGAAACGCTTGATAATGGGAAGGAAATTTAGGAATCAGTTTCACCAAGTCAACCCCTTTCTTCTTCAGGAGCGCAAGGTCTTCAGTTGTTAGGTAGTCTTTCCCCAACACCTGTGCAACCATCTTCACTACTGCGAGGTCGATGTTTGTCAAAATCTTCTTTATTTCATCTTCCGTGAATAACATTATCTTTTCTTCTTTTGTATTTCAACCATAGTTTCAACAACGTCTCCGAACAGTTTAACAGCGTTGAACGCATTCTTCCCTTTACCCTCGTATTCCTTTTGAACCTTTGGATATCTCATCGGGTCGACGTGATGATGAATTCGGGGTGATGCTGGTGCTTTCATTTTCTTATTCCTAATTGTGAATCAATGAACTCCAAAGCCTTTCCGAGAATAGGGTTCTCCATAGACTTTTCAACCATCATCGCCTGTATAGCCTCTTCCGCTGTTTTAGGTGAGCCATTTCCTTCTTCGCCATCGACGATTTCGTTCATGCCCTCGCCACCCATCATTTTGTTGGTTTGAGCCGACTGATACACCGTGTTAAGGATAGTGTCCTTATTCGGGTCGAACTTTCTGCCTGAATACTTTTCGAACATATCCTCGAACGATACAAAGCCAGCCTCAGACTTCTTCTTATCCAGTTCAACCTGTGCTGCCTCGTCCTCGATTTCAATACCTGTAAACACGAGTTCCAAGCGGTCGTCAATTTCGCTGATGATATACTTATTCAGGATATTCTGATAGAACACTAACAGCGGAGTCAGACCTTTCTGTTTAGAGTGGTCAAGACGTTCCTTCTGTCCTTCCTGTCCAAATATACGGGCAGCGTCCTGGAATTGAAAGCCCAACTCCGATGGGTCCATACGGTACACGGCACACGCAATCACCAATAGGAACTTAATCCATTCAGTGAACTCCATGTCTCGGTTCGTCTGCTGTAAATCAATCCACTCAAGGTCTATTCCCTGAATGACGGGTATCTTGTGAGAATTGTACACGGTACTCATCGTCTGTTTCCAATCCTGACGAAACTCGTTCAGGGTTCCTTGGTCGACGTTTCCGTTCTTCACATTGATAAAGCCTTTCGGCTGACTACCTTGTTTGAAGAAGTTACCATTGTACTGCATTCCCCACAAAATCCATGTCACGATTTCAATCAACGTTTCCAACTCCGAACAGCCGTATCCATTACGCAACACGTTGGTCGTCTTGTTACGGATACCATAACCCAACTCCCACGGATAGAAAACTACATACTCATCTGATACAGGGTGACGGATAATCTGCCCATCCCATACCATAGCATAGCGAGGCAAATAACCATGCCAGCGGAAGTTCTCGAACATCTGTCTGTATCGTGGGTCGTTTGTGTCTAACTGTCGTATCAGGGCAGCGTCAACAGCACGATACTTCTTGAGGTTCATGTTCCTTGCACGAACGAGTTCAAATGTCATCTGGTCAAGCACAAGGGAGTCCCTCAATACTTTACGGGTAAACTCTTGAAAGTTGTCCTCGCATTCCCATTTGTCATTCTCTCCACCGTCTTCAAGGAAACGAACTATGTAATCGACAATCTTCTTGTCTTTTGCTGACAGTTCCTTTTCGTCAGAACCCTCCGAGCCTGGACTTCGCTTGTAACGAATTTGGTATCCTGGCTTCTGGTCGTCAACGCTGTACTTCAAAAAGTTCTGAACCTGTTCAATACGTGTGTTGATGATAGCCTTAATGATGAAGATATCGCCCATTCGGTTTAGAGTCCCAAATGCTATACCGTTGTTCGGGTCGCGATACCCCTTACCATTGAAGCCTATCTCCGACGGGTTCCAAAGGATTGATTTAATTTCCGGCTGGGGTGCTCTCCTGCCGTGCTTCTGTTGCTCAGCGATAAACGCTTGTGCCTTCATCACCTCTTCAAAATTCTCTGAGTTTAGGGACTTCTGAAGACGGTTCCTCAACGCTATCGGAGCAGCCTGAGCCATGATTTGGAGTTCCTGAAGAGACAGTCCATCAAGACCGTCTATGGGAGCCACATTATTGGCTCCCACTGAACTCCTGTTTTTTGATGAACGGTTCTTCTTACTTCCCATAATTAAATAGTTCCAGGAGTGACGTATGTTTTGGCTTCATAGGTACGACCACCGTAAATGAAACGGATAGTGAACCAAGTTACCATTTCCGGACGCAAAATACCCAAGTCTTTCACGATTTCAAACATCAGTGAATTGGAAGCCTTTGCGGTCAGCGTTTTCTTGTCTTCGCTCAACTTGCCCAAGTCAGCAGAATTTCCACGGAACTCAAGTTGTCTTTCGTCGGCAAATACCTGCACTTGATACTCTGATGTTTCCTGTTCATCAGCGTCAGCAGCGATTTTCTTGAACTTCGCAACCAGCCAAGGCAGTGATGCCTTAGAAGCAGCGTAATCGTACTGGTCTGTATATGATTTGGGAACCACAGCGTAATATGTCGCCTCGTTAAAAGCCACACCCAGTTGCAACCCGAAGATTGTACCTACTTCAGCAGGAACGCCACTTGTGAAGTCAGCAGACTCATCAATGATAAGTTCATTGCCCTCGTAGCATTCTACCTTACATTCACAGGTCTTAGCAGCATTGAGCATCATCGGGATGGTTACTTCGTCTCCCATCTTGAAATTCAGACCAGCCTGTACCAGACCATGATAATTTTTACCAATGAGTCCGGTCACCATGAAGTTGTTGATAGTTGCTAACCCATCGGTCTCAACCGTAACAGCCTCCGCACCTTTCGAATAAACATATTTCTTCATCTCTTTTATGTTTTAATTCTACATTTATTAAACGATACAAATTTACAAACAAAAACGGCACTAATAAAGCATGATATCCTTATTCTTTCTTTTGGCTCTCTTTACCACGCTTTTCCAGTTCCCCCTTAACTTTCATTATAGAGTAAAGCAACTCCGCTCTCTGAGACTTCTTGATGGCTTCAAAGTTCTTATTTAAATCGTTCACAAGTCCTTTCTCCATCTTCTTAAGATTGTCGGTAGGGATGTTCTTAATGTTTGACCACTTTTCATCAACCCCCTTTCGAACTTTCTCTGACAGGTATTTCTTAAGATTGACCTTTCCACTGTTAGGAACATCCTCAAACTTAACACGGGTGTATGACTCTTTCACCTCTTCTGAAGTTTCTTCTTTTTGACGCTGGTCATACAGTTTGTCTTCAGCCTCGTCTAATTTCTTATACTCAGCCTCATACTCGTCTTTCAACCGTGATGTCTCCGCATCGTATTTGTTAGTCTTCTCCTTCAAAGTGTTCCACAGTTCTTTGCGCTTTTTAGCAGCATCCGGATGGTCGCTTTCGTACAGTTTGTCAATCTCACTTCGAATTTCATCAGCCTCTTTGTCGTACTTCTGGCGAGCCTCTTCACGCTTACTGTCATACTTCTTCGAGGCTTCTTTCTTCTTTTGCTGAACCTGATAAATAGGGTCGGAAGCCTTGTCTGCCTTCTTTTCGCTTTTTGGTTCCTGAGTTTCCTCTTTAAAGGCATACTTCTTATCACCAAATTCTTTTTGAAGTTCGTAATATTTTTCGTTACCCTTTTGATTGACGTCCCCAGAATTTTTAAGATACCCCATCTTAGAAAGATTAGGAGAAGTCCCTCTTTTCATTCTTGCAGCATGTAAATCCCTAAAGATACGATATCTCTCAAATTTCTCTTTATCGTTAGTGATGGTAACAAGTTCTCCATCTTCATCTAATTCCTCTTTCTCCCCAGACTTCGCTTCTGGTTTCTTTTCCTCTTTCGGCTTCTCGCCTTTCAATTCAGCAACCTCATCTTTCGCCTGTTTCAAGCGTTCTTCATATCTCTCTTTCCCGTCACGCTTGATTAAGCGTTCTTCGTTGTCTTGTAAATAAGCCAATTTCTTACGAGCCTCACGCAAATCCTCTTTATCGGCTTCGGAAGCCTGTTCAGACGCTTCTTTCTTGCTTTCGAGCCACTCAACTTCCAAACCGTTTTCCTTCGCATATTTAGTGACTTTACTAATCCGACTCTGAGTGTCGTACATTGAAGCACTGATTTTACCGTCTTTAATGCGAAAAGTCTTTTGTTCGATTTTCACGCTCGTAGGAGTCTTCTTCTCTTCCTCTTTCTGGGCTTCGTTTATCTTCTTACTTGTTTCCTTCGCTTCCGCAGCATTACGTTTCTCTTCGTTTGCTTTAACACCTGAATGTATCTTTTCAGCCTGTCTTTTTGCCAACTCTAAATTATTCTTCTTTTCTATGAGAACCATAATTTCTTCCTGGGGAAGTTTCAACTTGCCTTCGTTGATAGCAGCGATAACCTTATCGACAGCCTCAAGTTCCTTTGCAGGGTCTTTTTCGTTAGAGGAAGTCTTCTCAGGCTTCTCTTCCTCTTTCTTTTCAGAACCGTACTTCTGCCCCACGCGATGTTTGCGTCTATTCTCAGAAGTATCAGCGTATATGCCTGAACGAGATTTTTCTAATCTTTCATTCAAAATTGATTTTTCTATTAGTGTCGTCATATTCCTTACAGTTTAATTTGATTACGCAAATATATTACGTTATCTTGAATAATCAAAGAGTTTCCCGAAGAAAACTCCTAAATTATTCCCAGGACTCAGGAAGAAGCGACTCTTTCCCGAGTTCTTTAGCACGCTTTTTAATCCACCGTCTCGCAGCGGCAGGGTCTTTCGCCCGACCAACACTACGAATGGCGTCTTTCAAATCCTGAGTATTACGAATAGGGAAAGAGCCATCTTTCATGGCTTCTCCCTCTTTCGCCAATTCACGTCTTTCCTTTTCCGGAAAATCGTGTTTATTCAATGATTTCTCAAGCAGCGTTTCCATTATTCAACCGGAATTTGGTTCTTGTACGGCTGACCCACACGTCCCAGACGCTGATTGTCAGGGGTATCAGCATAAACACCTGTTCCCAACGACTTCATGATGTCGCCCTCCGTTTCATCGTTCAACGATTTCAGGAACTCCAATGTAGGAGAATAAGCCTGTCCAACACGGTTCAGGCGACGATTTTCAGGGGTGTCACGATATACACCTTCCAAACCTTTCATGACAGTTCCGTCAGCAGCCGTTTCCCACTCAACCTGTTTAGGACGATAGAAACGAATGACGTCTTTACCCTCTTCGTCAGCGCATACGGCTTTCTGGAGATACATTACGTCAGCCACGAAAGCCTCTTTCTCCTCGGCTGTAAGTTCGTTGGCACGACTCTTCATGATTCCTTCCTTGTAATAGGAAGCCACCTCATCGGGTGTGAATACCTCGTATCCATTGTTACGAGCAGTTTCCTCAAACAACTGGAGGGAAACTTTCTTTCCTTTATTTTCCATACGACTTGTAAAATTTAAAATTCTTTGTGAGCAAAGTTATTCATAAAATTTTAATATGGTAGGAGTGAGTTCAACGGTATGGCTCTAAAATAAAAACGGGCAGTGAGAAGATTCACATCCTCTCATGCCCCAGATTTCTGTCAAATACTTAAAACCTAAACTTTTCTTTAATGAACAAAAAGAATCTTCTTCAAAAACTTCTTAGATGTCAATCAAACAATGTAAATCAAATCAAACTTTAGACGATGTTCGATTAGGCGAACCAGACCGAACACAAATATAACGCTGTCAATGCACAAAAGTTTTTCTCATTTCCATATCTCCTAACAACATCGGCTGCGACAGCAGCCTCTCAGGGCGAAGTCCATCGGAGATGGCGAAGCCTGTAAACTCCGAACGCAGTGAGGTGTGTTTTCGACGTGAAAATGACTTCTTAAAATTTCCGTTCGGGACTCTAACTTGTATTCTATTGAAACTTCTATTGTACTCATATATTGATACACAAATTTTCGATTCCGTGAGTCGTCCCTATTTTATGGGGAGTCTTCACCCACAAATTTTGTTTTATAAAAGGTGGTTTGAGCGCAGTATAAAAGGTGGTCTAAGGGGTTATAAAAGGTGGTTTGAGCGCAATAAAAGGTGGTTTGAGCGCGTCGACAAATTTATAAACAGGCTTTTGAGCGCAGTTAATTTACAGTCTTAATTCGAAGCCAAGCCTGTTTTTAAGGTGGTGGAAATGATTCTACCCCTTTTATAAATTTTCCCGTTATATTTGTGTAGAAATTAAACATTATATGATATGAAAAGAAATAAAGGAATTATTCAATCGAACTTGGCGACCTTTGGCGTCTATAAGTTCACATCGTGGCAAATGAACTGTTTGGTTCATCTTGTCGAACAGTTGCAACCTGCTATGTCCCGTGATGTTGACTGGCTGAACGCTGACTTGAAAGTTTTCCAGGAAACTCTCCCCCTGGATAAGAACGGTAATCTTCTCATCCCTATACAAATGAATGAGATTGATAAACACCATCACGGCTCTATCGTTCTTAACGAAATAAAGAAGATGTTCAAACAGACGATTAAATACAACTTTACCAACGAACAGGGTAAATTGGTTCGGAGGGAGTGCTATCTTATCTCTACGATGGATATTGACGAGGATGACAACATCGTACTGGGAATGCCTGTTACAAGTTTACGTTGGCTTCTGTATTATGGTAAAGGAATAGGAGGCACAATTTACGACAAGAAGTCTGTCGTATCAATGAATGGTGTCTATGCCAAACGTATTTTCATGATGTTAAGTCGTTGGAAGGACAAGCGTGTCTTCTCTATGAAGATATCCGAACTTATGAATGAACTTCAAACTCCGGAATATGCTGTTAAAGATTTTGAAAAATATGTTTTAAAGACCGCTTTCCGAGAAATGATTAACAACCTCAACTCGGTTCTCCAGTTCAAATACTCCCTTTCCTATACAGGTACAAAAGTCGGGAAAGGAAAACGAGGATTCGATACTGTCACGTTTAAAGTGTATGATAAACTTTCTGAGGCTCAAATGGAAGAGTTCCTAACAGACTCATGGAGCAACAGAATAAATGCTATCTAATATGGGCAAAGAAGAAACTTTAACAGTGCTGAATCTTCAGGCGGAATGCGACCGTCTGAATAAGAAGATTCTCTTTCTTGAGAAGGAGAACCGTGAACAGCGCAAAGAGTTGTCCGACTATGCCAAGCGAGAAGAACAACTGTTAGGAGAGATTGAAACGCTCGAATCGGAACTTCGTGAGATTACCCGTGAACAGCGTCCTAAATATACACCCACGCAACCTGTGGAATCTGTAGAGGATTTTCTTCATCCAAAAGTAGATACTGGAACTGGGCTGAACCGAGTGGGCAAGAAAGGCTTCGAAGAAAAGTGGGAAGACTTCATGTATGCTTATACAGATGAAATCTTCATTGAGGCTAACCAGCCTGATGTGCTTTTCTATCGTGACAGTGCCGATAATTGCTTTGTCACCCCAACGGGGAACACTCGGTTGCCTTTCCCTATTCTACAAGAAGACCTCGACCGCTATAATATCCTGAAAGTTCGACCATTGACTTGCGAGGAAATGGAGGAAGTGTGCAAAGAGTTCGATTTAACTTAAATTTCAATTACAATGGTACAAATGAAGCCTTTTCATTACCTGTACGTCATCATCGGTATGTTGGTGGCTGCGTTCTTTGGAATCTCACTTGATATGGGTATCACGTGTATGATTCCGGTCTCATTCGTTGTCATTGGGTTGTTCGCTTACCAGAACATGAAGAAAAATCTTCCTGTCGGACAGGCTATCCTCAACGGAGGTCTTCCACCACTGATAGGCGGTCTTCTCATTTGGCTATGCTTTCTACTTGGTAACTGGTTCAATGTAGGTGGCTGATGAAGAAACTGATATTCCTTTTCTTGACATTGCTGATTGTAGGCTGTGCGACAACTCGGAAGACTGTGTTCTTCGAAAGAGTGACTCCACAGCCTCTTTCAGTAATTGACAGCCTGAACACCGTTCACGGCTTGAGCGTCCCTACGAATTTAGACTCGTGGGGAAAGACGTACTTCATCGGGAGCGACTCCGTGATGACCACTGTGTATGTCCTTACTGAAAAGAAGGATAAAGTTCTGTATATCTTTTCAGTCACACAAACGGCTGGAAAGGATGATGTTCTATTCAAATTTAGGCAAGAATGATAACGAAAGGACTTGGATTTATTGAGAGTGGCGTCAATCCGAATGATGCCACTTATGCTGCTCCGAAGATTGAACTCCCGAAGCGGTATGAACTGCGGGAACAACTTCGGGTCTATGACCAAGGGAGCAAGGGAAGTTGTGTGTCCTGTACAGTTGCGGAAATGTACAACTTCTATTGCAAATCGAAAGGTCGTGAACCATCTATCGGCTTCGAATACCTGTACGACCAGCGTTCTGACAAGACTATTGACGGAATGATGCCTCGTGAGGCTTTCGAGATTTTGAAAGGCGAACACCGTGTCGAAGTATTCGCTCGTATTGGCTCTCTGGACGCTCTCAAAAAGAGTGTTCTTACTAATGGAGCAGCACTTATAGCGATGAATGTATTTTCGTATAATGACGACTTCTGGAACGGTGATGAGTTCATGGGTGGTCATGCAGTAGCGGTTGTCGGCTATGACGAAACAGGTCTTATCATCAAGAACTCCTGGGGAACATCGTTTGGTCGGGGTGGCTACACTACTCTTCCATACAGTCAGTTCAACAAAGTTCGTGAGGCTTGGACGCTTCTGTCTTAAGCCTGTTTCTCCCTAATCATTGAGCACTTCCTTTGGGAGTGCTCTTTGTTTTTCTTCGAAAATCAAGAAGGAGTCTCCCTGTCGCAGGAGGCTGAAGCATGGTCAATCAGTTCAACAAATATCAATATTTCTGGATACGGTTCAGGCTCTGGAACTGTTACGGTTACTGCACCAGCAAGTGGTTCATGGTCAATCGACTTTGCTTCTAATGCGTTTAGTCTAAACGCTTCGCCAACATCAGGTACAGGCTCAAAGACTGTCACTATCAATGCTATCAATGATAGTGGTCAAACAGGTATGCACAATATAGATATCTATCTTAAATCAGGTGGGTCGACAAAAGATACGGGAAATATTCGTGTCCGTATACGTACAACTTCGGGCAGTTAATTGTTATGGTTGGGAGGTCTGATATCAGACCTCCTTTCCAAATGAAGATTAATAATGAGAGCCTTCGATTATAAATCGAATATTTGAAAGCGTCTTCCCATCAATTGTCAAAGTTCCATATCCATATGCAGCATATTGTAGGCTGTCGTCATTAGTGTCAACATTCGTTATTCTAATTTCAACATTTGAGCCACTCTGAACAATTTGCATAGAACAATTTTCTGTGGTGATATTATTGACATTTGAAATCTGACAATTGCTTAAAGTTAGGGTAAACGACTCAATTGAACCAGATGAATAGTCATTATTCGTTCTAAAGGAATCATCTTTCAAATCAATTTCGACATTCACGGATTGATTGATATTTACTGAATAACTATCCACACCCGTGTAAATGTAAAGAGTTCCCCAAACTGAACCCGAGGAACTATATCTTACTGATGTTCCTACGGATGGGACAGCCTCCTGCGACAGGGAGACTCCTTGGGTCTATTATTTTAATGAATAAGGAGGATTCTGGCGGGAGTCCGTGAATAACCCGATAATTCCCGCCAGTCCCTAAATTTAGTTTAAACGCACTGTTTGATTATTTGCTTCAAGTATAAATGACTGTGTCGTTGAACCGCTCCAACTCGTTCCCATACCAGTCATCTTTCGAATCCATACCCTGTCACCAGCCTTTAAATAAGTTCTTGTGCCACCTTTTGCAACGTCGTTTACACTATATCCTGGGTCAGGACTCCATATTTCTTGAAAATCTTCTCCACCGCCTAATAAAGCACGATACTGCATAGGGGTTCCGGTTGGTGTAGAACTTGAGTTGAATACGAAATAAGTATTCTCAAACGAACCACTACTCTTATACGTGATAGTATATTGAACACCAGCCTGACTTAACGATACCGAAGCGGTTTTTCCGGAAGTCGTTTGAGTATAGGAAACAGTTCCCGACCGTTTATTACTTTGATTTGCCGCAGCAGTAATAGAAGAACCATCCGTGTTCTTGCTGAACCCTGTTCCACTAATTGTTGCGCTCCACGATACATTTTCCTGGGTTGATGTTTCGACTCCGTTTACTCGTGGAAAGAATGGTTAAAGGAATTTTCTGGCGAAAATCAATCGCAAAACCACTGCGTCCACGTTATACATATATAAATTGAGAAGTCATGAACAAAGAAGAGAAAAGAAACAAGCAACTTCTCGATATCCTCGAGAAGGACTTCGAGGAACTCTCCCCAGGAGAACTCCAAGTCATTCGTAACGAAACTCGGAAAATATACGGTATCGAGGGGAAGATAGGAACAGGCATAATCCTGAACTCCTACCTGAATATGAAGCGAAAGTTCATCACCGAACTTGAACAGGTTTTGGTCTGTCCGAAAATGACTGTTAAGGACTTCGGACCATTCGCAGGACGGCAGGTTGTTACCAACAAGATACCCGTTCCCACGTTTGACGGTCTTAACGGGGAGCCTGCAGGCATTTTCTATATTGATGGATACACTTATCTCCCCGTCCTATCTGTATCGTATTTAGACGACCAAACAGAGGTGATTTGCCTATCTCCGGAAGGCTCGTTTTGCAGGATAACGACAAAGGATTTTGATTTCGAGATATAAACCGCTAAATTTGCGGTGAATTTCATTTAGTTATAACTAATTTTAAGAATTATGCAGAAAGATTTTATTACAGCAACTCCGGACTCCGGAGGAAGTGGTAGCACAACTGTGACTGCCACGGCTCCTGCTAACCAGACTGAATCGGCACGCAGTACGAGCCTTTCAGTTGCTGGTGGTGGGATGACACGTACTGTTGGCGCAAGTCAGGCTGCGGGAGTAGTAACTTGGAACTATTACTTCTCCGTGACTCCGACATCGCTCAGTTTCGTCGCTGGTGGTGAAACGAAATCCGTTACCGTAACTTCCTATCGAAAGAAAGTTATAAACGGAGTCGAAACATCAACCCAGGAAAATGTGAACTATACTGTGTCCGTAACAGGTACGGGATTCTCTGGTAGTGGCACAACCGTCACCGCTGCTGCGAACTCTGCGACGTCGACGAGAACAGGAACTGCCACCTATACTCAAGCCACGAGTGGTAAGACCCAAGGAGTCTCCCTGTCGCAAGCAGCCGTCCAGAAAATCTCCGTATCACCCACGACCGTATTCTCAAGCATGTCAAGCCCGAACACTGGTCAGTCGTATGCCACTACGATTACCGTTTCGAACGCTCCTACCAAACCCAATGTTTCAGTTGCCATGACTATGAATAGTGACGGTGGAACTTTGAAATATCAGATGGGTGATGTCGGTACTTCTGACCCTGTATCGGCTGGAAATAATACATGGACTTTCAAGGTATGGCCAACCACGTGGTATCAAGCAACAGGTGGTGACGGAGGCGGTGGTCCCGCTTTGGTTCCGGGATATTACTGCCAAGGAACTATTACTGTGGGTATTGGTTCAAATACTGCAACAGTAAAAATTTCTGGAAATGTTTAAAATCTGTAATAGATTGGGTCGGTGATATCACCGACCCTTTCCCCCACTACATAATGCCTCCCAAATGACAAACTTGGTCAGAATTTTGAAGGGTAAATGTATATACACCTGACATCGTCCACCCCGAAGGTACTTGCGTTCTAACATAGAACTTGTCTCCTGGATAAATATTTACGAATGAACCTGGACGGGCAGCATCATTTACCTGAAGTGAACCTGTCCATTCAACAGGGTCAATATTTAACCCCTGTGAAGATAATGCGTTAAAATTTCCCGGAGCAGCAGATGGTTGGTTTGCAGTATTAAATAAGAAAGCGTTTGCAAAAGCAACATCTGAAGTGAACGAAATTTCATAGGTAGGTATTACGACGGCTGCTTGCGACAGGGAGACTCCTCACAGGTTTCAACAAGAAGAGCGGAGTTTTCGGCTCCGCTCTTCCCTGTCGTCAAACAATAAATCAAAATATGAAAACACAACAAAGAGAATTCATTTTCCTCTGATGATAGTAGTATAACGGTCATAGATGGCATCCCAGTTCTTTTCGACAAGTTTGCATTTCTGAGTGAAAGACTTATCGTTGAAAGTGTTGATGTTTTGAAAGACTCCGGCTTTCAGTTCCGGATGCCACATCTTTAGGAAGATACCCTGTTCACTGATGAAGCCTATTTCCTCCCCCTTGTAAACAAGCTGTGCATATTCTGATGTGGGCATACCAGCTCCACCCTTTACCGTTGTACGGTTGATGACGATAGGTGCTATCATGATTGCTCCTCCTCTTCTTTGAGTTTTTCAGTAAACGGATATTTCTCCCACAGTTCTTGAGCGTGTTCTTTGACCCAGTTTACAGCTGCTTTGTGGTCGACACAATTTTTGAGTCTCAAGCAAATGTTCTTTGGCGTACAGTACAGGCACAGTGATGAGTTTCCTGTTACAGACATGATTGACTCACCTTTGTAGAAAATCATTGAGTGTCTTTGTTCCCCTCCAGCACGCTGAAGTTTTGAAGGCTTTTCGCCTCTTTTTGATGTGAACTTTATCTTTGCCATAGTCGTAATTATTTAGAAGTGAACCATTCAGGAGCGGTCTGACCGTAACATTCACAGGCTTGAACGATGCTCTTATTAAGAGCTTCCCGATGAATGGATATAAACTTATTTAGGTTATCAGTTGATTCCTTTAAGAGACGTATTTGATAGTCTGCTGAGTCCTTTTCGGACGTACAGGCTGTTGGGATATCTTCCCTCGCTTCATACAATTCATCAAGTAAAGATTTCAATTCTTCGACTTGACTTTCCATAGCACACAGTGTACGATTTGTAACTTCCCAAGAACTTTGGTAGGAAGAACCACTTTTGAATGTTAGTTGATGTTTCATGACTATCGATGTTTAAATTTGACAGTACAAAGATAATGGGAAGAAATGAGATTGCAAAGAAAAATCCCGGAATTTCTTCCGGGATTCCCAAAGATTTTATGAATCTGCATACAATTTAACAGCCAAAGTCCCATTGATTGTTAATTGAATACTCAAAGTTCCAGGGGCACCAGGAAGTTTGTCTGTCCATGTTTTTAAGTTTTGTGGGGTCCAAAGTTTTCCAGTACCTGCGGAAACTGATATGAAGTTATCAACGGGTTCATTATCACCAATTCCAAAACTGTCAGAATACTTCCCAGCAATACTTGTTATAACTGAAAATGGGTCATACACTTTTAAATTCCAAGTCGTTCCTATTTTCTGTGAAACATCACAAGGCAATAGGAAAACTCCATTTTCAATTTTGAATTTTGATGGGGAAGCAAAATCTGCAAAGTCAGAAATGACATGATAGGAAAATGCAGGATTTTGAAGTGCGTTTACAGCCTTCGTGAGACCACCTGTTGCAGAAAAATTAAGAGTTGTTGAACGTTCTTTAGATAAAACGTTTGGGTCAGCAGATACGCTTACTTCAGCCGTACCCCCCCCCAAACTCGGGAGTGATTGTCAGAAAATCTTTTTTCATAATTTTACTTTTAATGATTGAAACGAAATTATTTATGCTATTGACGTCAATTATAGCCGATTTAGGAAGTTATAAGTATGCCCCGAACAAATTGTCCGGAGCACACCTTTGATTGCCGTGTAGAGCCTTATAAGATGACCGCAAGGCTTGATACCACGTCATCGAAGTAATCCATTTGTGTGATACTTGCTTTATCACCGAAATACTTCTTGAGTTTCTCAGCCACATACGCACCAGCCGGAATCATCATGATGGGCGAAGTAATGCGTACAGGGTAACGAACGACACACGTATATTCACGACCCTCCTCTTCGTTGACCGTATAGGAAACAAGAAAGTGAGGAGTGGCGAGGTCGGCTGGTTTCATACTCTTATCAAGAATGTGAGCCGTCGCTAATTTCTCACCGTTCAAGAAAGACAGGTACTCCCAATAGAGAGGCTCAATCTCACAATTCCCTTTGATGAACTTCTGAGCCAACGCCATAAGATATTTCACGGCTTCTTTGTTGCTCAACCCTATCGGAATGATGAATTCGTTGATGTACAGGAACGGTTCTTCACGCTTGTCATTTCTGTCGAGCGGATATACTGCACAGGCTATACGAGCCAGACCAAGTTCCTTCGGGTCAGTATCGTCTTTCACGACACGATATCCCGGAATAGGACAGTCGATGAATTCACGGGTGTCCTCAGGATTGTCCGGACTGTCAAGTTCACCGACTGCGCTCAATACCTGTTCACCACGAATCAGAGCCGGAACCCAAGCGGTGCGGTCTTCGTTCTCATCGCTGATGCGAGCCCAAATCATTTTCTCCTCAGGAAGTTTTTCCTCGGAGTCAGGCTGAAACAGGTTTCCTTCCGGAGTCTTGACGTACTGTTCAATCTCCTTGTCGGTCATACCCTGTGGGTCAAGTTCATGAACCAGAGTGATTCCTAACAGTTCCCAGCCCATACCGTCCTTTTCTTTATTCATGGCTGCTTTGAAATCGCCAATCAGATTGTCGGTGAGAAGTGCTGGTGCGGGCAAAAGGTAGGATTTTTGAATGATGCGTCGGCTGAATGCTCCAACCTTTCCGAACTTGCCTTCGTAGATGTAAATCTTTTTCCCTTCAAGAGACTGAGGCTCATAAGCCTGTGCGCTCTTTCCGTTGAGTTTCTTCGAACGGCAAGCCTCGCATCCAGCATCACAAGCGGTTGAGGTGAAGCAATAGTTCGGATACTTGCCGGAGGTTGATACTGCATGAAGCGGTGTGCCCTTTACTTTACCAACTTCAAGATACGATAGACAGAGGTCGTACATCGTGTCAGCATCGATTTCTTCTGTTATACTAACAGGCATTTTGAATTCTTGAATCTTTCCGTCAGAGTCGGAATAGATGAAATTATAAACTACTTTCATAAGTCTGAATTATTTAGGTGATTAAATTTGAATTGTGTAAACGGGTGTATCGAACATCGATATCTTTCCCGGAACCAACTTCTTCTGTTTTGCATCAGGAGCCTGAAACATTACAGGGGTTGCGTGGTGTTCCGGCACATGCTTGAAACGTTCGAAGTACAGTTCAATCGCATTCAGAACGGTGATGGCGGATACCTGTGCCATCTCGGCTTCTTCTTTTGTTCCGTATAAGGAGGAGTAAAGCCTTTCGCCTGTAACTAATAGAATGGAGAAGCGAAACTTCCCCTTGGGGTTCGTAAGAGCGTTCACTTCGCTCACCTCTTTAATGTTCTCAACTCGGTAGGCTTTCTGAACCTCTACGAGTGATTCCTTTGAAGGACTGTCCTGTGGGGGAGTAATCCATGATTTGATGAATATCAACATATCTTTCGATTTAAAATGAATGTACTGAATAAACGCTATTCGACTGGACTTCCATTGGAAATCTCATAAATCGCTCCGTCCACCTGTTTGTAACAGTCAAGATTCTCAGTTACCTGTACCAACGGACACGGCTTATCATTGAAACAAATGGATTTTGTTGACCAATCTGCAAGGTTTCGAATGAAAATGTAGGCAACCATATCCTTTGAAACATACCACTGAATCTTACAGGTAAACTCTTCAAAGTGACGGAAGAAGTGATACCACGTAACGATGTTCCAGAACAGTTCCTCAAGCCCAGCGTCTTTAAAAGACACGTATTGAGCAGCAAAGAGGAGGTGGCTGTAATACCACCTCAGGAACCACCCCAATTTATTCCTCTTCTTTATCATGTTTCAATGCCTCCTTTAAGTTAGGTTTCAGCGTCGCACGGATATTCTCGATAGTGTCACACAGGTTCGAAGCAGGTTTCTTTGCGTCATCACGCTTTTCATTCCAGTCGGCTGTTATAACATCCATATAGATGAGATATGCCTCAGGGAATTCGTTCTTCAGACGTTCCGGAGTGAAACGGGTTGTTTCCATCATACACTTCAGACGCTTTTCCATGAAGTAACGGTCTCGCTCGAGAAGTAGATGTTCCTTGATTTGTTTAACAATAGGGTTATCCTCAGGAAGTTTCTTTGCGATATCTTCAACCTTTTCGTCAGCAATAGGAAGTTCCTGGGTGAACTTGAGGCGAATGTAAAAACCTCTACTTCCCCAATCTTCAGGAAAGAACGTCTTCGGGAGGTTGTAAGATGACAGCGATGGTTCATTACAACGAATGAAGAACTTCTTATGTGCCTTGAAACACTTCAGTACATCGTCCGGAGTTTTTCCGATAATGTACTTTTCGAACAGTTCATTCAACTTCGCCAGTGACGAGTCCATCTGTTCTTTGTAATTGAGGTTTGCCAGCCGTGTGGCAACCGTCATACGGGTGTCTTTATCAATAATTGCCATGTCTATTGCTTTTTAGGATTCATGTGAATAATCTTTTCTTTCGGTTGAGGAGCCTGTTCTGGCTCGTGAGGGACTTCCCACAGCATAGGCACATAGGTGAACTGCTCCTGTGGTTCAGGGTTCGCTTCCATAAGGAATACCACTTTGTCGGTTGCTTCGCTCTCTGTAAGGTTCTGTAAGGGATTATCGTCCTTATCCTTTACAACTTCACCATCCGACAGGCGAATGACCTTAAATAGAGGCTCAGGGAGTTCCATGTTGGTGAACTCTGTAACGTCAAGATAATCACACCCGAAGTTCTCAGCCGTCTTGAGGTCGCTGTCGCTGAACTGTCCTTCCAGACCAGAGGCATCCCCTATCATAAGGCAGTCTTCCTTGGCGATTGTGATACCTGTATTGTGAGTGAACTCAGCCAGCATGTCCTCAAGCATTCCCGGATTGGGTTTACGTTTCGGATGCTTCTTGTCATTGTAGGGACAGAACTGTCCGGCAACAAGCGTATTCAAACCGATGTACGATTGAAGGCACGCAATAACGTAGATGAATTTCGGTTGGAACATAGCGGGATGAACGTGTCCCAGTTCAATTCCACCCTGATTAGATACGATTAGAACAGCCTGTGGATGAAGTTTCTTGAGTTGCGCAAAAACCTCCATTTTCAGTTTCATGTCCCAGACTCCTTCCGGAAAGGTTTTCCCGGAAACGGTATCGATGAGCGTACCGTCCATGTCGATGAAGATGACTTTCTTCTTTGTAATGTCCATAATCTTTTGTTTAAAATGTTTGATAATTATACGTGGAATCCGAGGAGTTCGATTAGAACTCCACGAATATTAATCTTTCTTTTCTTCCTGGCTCTGTCACCCACATATGGGTTAAACCGAAGCCGTAAACGAAACAGGAATTGAAGGAAACAGGGAAACGCTCCTGTATGAGTTTCATACACGCACGGAGTTCGTTTTCGTTTTCACAAGATGTGATAGCGTTTAGGATTTCAGCGAAGATTTCAACTGAACGGCTACTCGTGTTTAATAATACTGATTCGACTGTTGCTTTCATGACTTTATTGTTTTAATTGATTGACGCAACAAAGGTAGTGGGTAAATTCGAATATCCAAAGAAAATCCCCGAATTTCTTCGGGGAAGTTCCAAGAATTTTTATTTGGCTATGTAAAATCGAACTCTGCAACGCATACATACTCACCTTGGTTCTGTGGGTCTCCAAGATAGAATCTGACGTATTGAAGTACGTGATATGAAGGAGAAAACTTATTTTTATCAGCCATTCTCAAATAATGAGCCGTAAAGCCTGAGATTCCAACGTTTTCGGGGTCACTCTGGACAATGTCATAATAAATTTTGGTTCCGGCTTCAGGTCTATCCTTATAAATGGTTTCCATGAAAACACCGTTATTCCACGGCTCTGGCCATACATCTTCAAAGGAATCAGCAAGTAGGAGAGCACCTCTTGTCACCCAATATGTATCAGAATTTTCAGATACCGAAGGAAGTTGAGCGTTCATTTTCACGGAAAGATATGAAACTCCTCTTTCATATCCATTATCGTTCAGGACTGAAGTTGTTGAAAAGCCTACTGCATTGAACGAAAGCGTCACACTTCCGTTCCAATCGTCAGCAAGTGAAGTAAGACCCACGACAGGCATAAGCGGTATGCCATCTTGATTAACGGTTATCGCTCGTGATACCCCCCCCCAGCAGAGAAGTTCAGTGTCGTTGAGCGAGACTGAAATGTTGAATTGGGGTCAGCAACCACGTTCACTTGGGTCGTACCCCCCCCCCATTGTCAGGGGAAACAGTAATGAAATCCTTTTTCATTGTCTTGAATTTTAAATTGTTACTAAATACCTCAACGGCTGCGCAACCGCTGATGTTTATTCACTGTCACGTGACTGATATAATACGTTATTTCTTCCGTCGATGAGTTTTTCGAGCCTTGCTTCTCTTCCTGTCCTTGCGGATTTGCTTCTCGCTCCTACCACTTTTCGAACCTCCCTTTCCAAACCGTACAGGCTCGCACCATTCAATGTGGGGAAGTTCAGGTCGTGGCTGAATAGTGCACACTCTGTCTTCGAATTGAGGAATGTCAGTAGGAGAGAAATCCTTGTCAAGTTCCACAATCTCAACATTCGCTTCCTCAGCCATCCTAAGAACCTCCGAAGGGAGTGCCCCTGTTCCGGCTCCAATGATACCTATCTTAGTCATGCTCTATACTTATTACAACTCCATTCAGCATATCACTTACCACTAAATCCCCTCCCACAATTTTGTCTGAGAGTTTATTACGTGACAGCGTCAAGCCTCTCTCAAATGCGAGCGAGCGGATACGTTCACACATCTTTCGGGGAATTGTATTATCCTGAGAATTGACTATCGTTATAAGAACCCAAAAGAAGTCCCCGTGGTCTGTCGCTGAAATTGAATATTCAGTCCCGTCATCAAGATAGGCTCTTGAGTATTGATACTCCTTTCCGCTGTATTCAGAAGTAGCCACACGAGTTTCAAGACCTTTCTTCTGAGCCAACTCATTGATTGACACTTGTAAATCCTTTGGATGAATAGCGTTCAATCTGTTCTGATACTCGGTGATAGAATTCACCGACAGTTCTATGAGTGTGTCATGATTGACACGTGTGCTGCACCCTGTAAGTAGGAGTGCGAACACGGCTGTAATAATCATCAATCTTTTCATATCCGATATATTTCTTCGTTTAACATTTGTCTATCAAAAGGGTTGGCGTCAATCTTGACATTCTGCCTGTCAAACTGTCGTAGGAAAGCAGAAATCTCCCTAATGCTTCTTTGGTCGAGGTCAACGAATTTAATGTAGTCCGTCTTCCCACCCTGTAAAGATACGACAGCCCATGAGCCTGAACGATGATGAACATCAACTGAAACATCGATGTTCCCCAGGAGTTTTCTGATACGTTCAGCACGAACCTCAGCCAAAGAGGTTGCACATTTCTGGCGATGAATTAACCCTTCTAAGTCCCTCTCCAACGCTTTCATCCTTTTGAAATCTTCCTTAAATAAGTATAGGAACAGTTTCCTCAATAGTTTCTTCATGATTCTTTCTTGGTTTTATTGTTTACACCGTACCCAAACAGAGCATAATCACATTTACAGGGGTCTAACGGATAGACATTACGGCAATTCGTAGTAAGTTCAAGCACTGTATTCATGCTATCACCTTTGCCCGTTATGAGACCCAATTGACGACCAACGGTTGCGACGTGAGTGTCAAGCGGAATGAGTAGGGATGGCTGGGGAATGAAACTCCAGATACCTAAATCCACAGGACTGTTTCGACGGCACATCCATCGTAGGAACATATTCAACCGCTTACAGGCAGACTTCGAATCCTGGGGGATACCTTTCACTCCAGGGAACAGGCTTATCAGCGCATCGAGATAATCTGTGGCTCCCATCGTACGAGTATAGTTCTTTGACAGAGCCTCTTCCATATCTTCGTTGTTATCGTAAATCTCCTTGAGCGCACGACACAGGTCAGCGAAGTCCTTTTCCTTGAAGAAACGGTACAGGGGTTCCTCCGAGTCAATGTACTTTCGCCAACCCATGTTCTTGATATACATATAGGGAGTCAGACGTTCCATCTCCTTACATAGTTTCTCACAGGTAGAGAGGATGGCTTTCCGGTTCCCATACGCTAACCAAGCAGCGATGAAGCCTACTATCTCCTGAGAACACTTGTATCCGAACCGTCTGGGGAACTGTACAGGGTCGTCAGTGATGAATTCAGGCTTCTCGTACTGCTCAGCCAGTTTCATGACCTGATGTCTTAATTTGTCGCTGATTGCTATCATACCTTGTTAGTTTCTTCGATTTTACACAGGAACGTGGCGGTCTTAAACTCGTCACCGTCCATAAAGTATTCAGCCATTTCATCAAGAACGTCCTTATAGGAAGATATCTTGAAGTCCGCTGCCTTCTGAGGAGTCATCTTTTCGAAGACCTTTGCCCAATCACGACGGAGAACCCACGTGTCGCTCTTCTCATTCTGTACTATCACACGAGTTTCTGACTCAGGAATTCTTCTGAACCCTATCAACCAACCCTCTCGAAACGTGTACTGTCGTTTGTCAGTCCCGAATACCACATTGGCGTGAGCACCGTACTTCACCATCTTCTTAGTGTCAATAACACCAAACCAACGATGAATAAAATCCACGTGAACAAAGGTATCCATCGGACCACTCTTGTACTTGATTTCAGGAGATACATACTCCAACTGCTTTACATTTCTATCCATAACTATCTATATTTAATTGGTTTCATACTCAGCCAAAGCCTTGAGGCACTCTTCATGACCCTCGCGACAGGCAGCGTCCATGATATATTCCATATTTTCGTACTCCGGACATTCTCGAGTCGCTGCACCTGTTACATCAACGTAAAGTGTCCCGTCTTCATCGCATTCGACAATGAACCATCCGTTATTATACATTACATAACCATCCTCGTAGATAGTTTGAATGAGTGTACGTCCGTCTTTCATTGATGAAGAAGCCAATTCATAGGGTTCTGTGATTGTACCCTGTTCGGCTTGATTGATACGAGCCATAGCCACGAGGCAAACCTTTGCTAACTGTCGACGGTCTTTGATGTTATCAACATAGCGGTGAGTCCCTACTGGCTTGCTGAAGTCTAAATTTTTGTAGTATCTTGAACCTTTCATGACGTAACTTGTTTGATTTGACTGAGCAAATATACGTCCATTTATCGAATATCCAAGGAGTTCATCCGGAAAATCTTCATTATTTCTTCCGATTTTTCCTCAATTCGGCTCTGCGTTCTCTTCTACGAGCCTTTCCGTCCTGAATTTTTAGGGAAGATGAACCTGTTATTCTGTATATCTCGGATTGAGTCTTACTGATTACGTGTTCACAGAACCCTGACAGGGTGACTGTGCTATCTTTGTCCATTCTTGCGTTCATATTAGACGATTTAAGCGATTATAACTATACGGGGAATAAAATGTACCAGCCAACAGGGGTAAATCTCGTAAAGCGACCGCCAGTGGCTTCTATGAATAAGGAAAGAGGCAACCCGTTACAGGCAACCTCTTTCCAATCATGACTAAAACAAAAATCACATCCTCACGGACTTATTTCTTTTTACCTTTCTTCGGTTCAACAACCACTTTCACGGTCTTGGAAGCCTTGAAAGCAAGTGTGTGAGACTCGGGAACGTTCATAGGCTTCTGAGTCAACGGGTTCACACCTGTTTTAGCAGGGTTGACTTTCTGTTTGAACTTTCCGAAAGGTAGGCTGATTTCGTCACCGTCCTCAACACAGGTCTTGACAATCACCGGATTCAGTGCGTCGATTACTTTCTCGGTGTCTCTCTGGCTCATACCAGCCTCTTTGGCAACTGCTGCCACGAATTCTGACTTTCTCATTTCTTTTTAAATTTAGTGAATAAAATGTTTCTATTTTCAAACGTGTTATAATAACGTCGTTTTTCGGTTGATAGTTTTTATCAATCCCTTTGGACTCCCGAATTATCGGCAGTCCTGATTGAATACAGCGGATAAATTCTTCCCGTTTGCGCCCACCATTCCAAGGAAGCGATATGCGAGATTGATTAGGAATGCTCGGTCTTTGTTGCGCTGATACGCTATCTTCTTACGAATGACAGACATCACCTTTGCGAACTTGATTCCGCTGTCGAGTGTAACATACTCGTGACTGAACTCACTCACCACCCATACGTTGATGATAACGTCTCCCCACTGAAAGAGATACGGCTTATGCTTCCATGTCACTTTATCCATACGACGTTCAGCGTTGGAAAGGTAATCCTCTTGCTCCTTCATCTGATACATCGTGTTCTTCTGAGAGTCCGACAGTAACTTAAAGATACTCTGTTCCTGTTCGGGTGTGCATTTGACCTCCATGTCGATGTCGTGAGGTTCAGCCGTTTCCATGCCCAACTCGTGAAGAGCGAGTGAACCTACAATTAGGAAGTCCATACCGTGTGCGTCAAGCACTGATTTACGAAAGCCGTCCAAGGCTGTTTTAATTCTTGTTTCCATACGAAATTATTTGTTGATGTTAAAGATACGTGATTTCTCCGGAGTCAGGTTACAGTCCTCGAGACTGAATTATCGCTTTAAGACGACTGCTATATCCCTTCTTCTCCGCATAAACTTTGTCTAAATAGGCGAAATATTCGTCCTTTGTGAGCCGTCGGGCAAATGTACTCTGCCATATAGCATAGTCGGCTATACACTCCCGCCACGAGTTGAAACGGGCATGACCTAACATAGTTCCGACAGCCAGAGTGGGACGGCTTCCGGGAACTTTCATTCCCAGACAGTTGTGTCCCTCTACAAACAGTTTAGAAGTGAAGCCTCCGGACTCCTCAATACATTGTGCCATGACGATGTCCGGATGGTCAATCCTTAACTTAAAGATATAATCATACACCTCGTCAAAGAGCGTTTCAGGTACAGGCTCCACAGCCTGTTCTTCAGCGTACTCACAGCCAAACGCTGGCTGAGATGGTACAGGTTCTGTCGTATCACACGACCGTATCACAAGAATGATTAGAATTGACAGCAAAAGAACCGCAAGCCCACGCCACATTCTTTTGAGATACTTCTGTTTAGGCAGATTTCCGCCTGGATAGATTGTTTCTGTTTCCAGCATAACTTCTCATTTTGGTTTATAATAATAGAAAAACTCCTATCATGAGAAGACCTAATAGACAGCCGAGCATGGCAGAACCCAGTAGTATTAGGAAGCTGAAAAGTATCGCCCTCTTTTTACTCCACCTGTAATACGAACGACACGCTCGACAGGCTGCTTCATTCACGCACATACATTTCCGGCATCTTCTCATGATGGTATTCTTTTTATAGTGTGACCATATTCACCCCAAATTGTCTTGAGAACTTTCAGAGCGAACTGTTCTTGTAACTTTCTTTCCTTCTCAATATCCGTTGACAGCCTGTACTGCTCACGATGTTGTTCATTCCATCCAAGCGTGTCAGCAAAGACCTCGAATGCTGGTTCGGTGAAATAGGAACAGACACTCACATGACGACCAAACCTTGTATCGTCAGCCACTATAATTTCCCAACAGTATTTGTCAGACACACGTTGATACTCAGCAGCGTCTCCAAGTGAGCCTTCCCCAAGTTTCGGGAGGACGTGTATCTGACGAGTATGTCCGGGAGTGAACACTTCCTGAAGTTTTAACAGGTAGTTTCCCGATGACTTCACAGGCGAGTCAAACTGCTCAATCGCCTTTTGAATGTTTCTCCATGTTCTGTAACACAGACCGTTCATATTCACCATCATAATCAATTTTCCTTTCTATTAATCGAGTTCGTTTATAACTAAATCCTCAGGGTCGAATAAGGACGGATATTCATCCATACCCTGTTTGACATCAAACGTGAAGTCCAACTCATACGTCTCATCGATGACACAGAACTGCTGAGCGATTTCACTCCACCTGATGACATTCTTCGGCAACCACGCTACTCCCAACTCCTTATTCATCACTCGCCAAGCCTTATCCGTACAGTGAGTGACGGCAGCAGTACGCATACGTCCTTCGTGTAGGAAGCGCACAAGACCGCTCCTGAACGTGTACCTGCGCATATAAGGTCTTTCGGGTGGTAGTTGTGGGGTGATAGGAGCCTCTTTTGGCGTCTCTACGACCGTTTCAGTAGGAAGGTCTGATAAGTGTCCGCGAAGGGATACATTCCCTCCCTCAAGAAACTCTATTGAGTCGTAGATTACTTGTTTGACAGTGCCGTCACTGAACGTAACGGTCACTGGCTTATTATTCTGGTTGATTTCCATATCGGGATTATTTTGAAATGTACATACTATTCAGTGGAGACTCTATCATACGATACAGTACGAGAACCCCTGTTTCAACGCATTTTATCATGATGTCCCGTACGAAACGAGGCTGACCGTCGACAGGGTTCAATTCATCTTTCTGAATTTCGTAGTTCCACTCACTTCCCACGAACCATTCACCTCTTTGAGTGAGGCGGTTGATAGTATCCATTTGCCACAGTGCCTTTTCTTTAGAGGTGATTGAGAACGCTATATCAGCAATTCCCCACTGACCGTTTATGCACTGACTTGTAATGATGTTGAAAACTCGTTTATGTCCCATAACCAAATGATTTAAATTGTTTGACGGAACAAATATAGTGGCATTATTTGACATTCCAAAGAGTTTCCCGATAAATTCGTCAAAATTTTTCCAAACAGGCTACTTGGGTCGGCTTATACGAGTGATTTTATTCTTCCGACGCTCGTACCGTTCATTCCTGATGAACATTCTGTTCTCGTGAAGAGCCTCAACTTTGGCTCTCCAGTAATTTCTTTCAGCCGTGATACGGTTAATCAACCGTATCATCAGCATAACTCTGTTCACTTTCATAGGACTTCAATGATTTGTTCGATGTGAAACTTTCTGACCTTTCCTTCTTCCAAGTCCTTCCCGGATAGGTGCTGACCTCGTCTTTCGTCTATCTTTATCACACGATAGGCTCTCTTAGGAAGTACCATCCGTCCGGGAATATGTTTGTCAGGCATACCAAACTCTTCGAAACGTACCCGAACAGTATCCCCGACCTTTACCCTGTCGCGCATTCCTTCGAAACTCTTGAAGTCGAACACAGGGGTTCCGGCTCCTGAGTGGTTTAGGAACTTCGTCAACTCGTCACGGAGGTTTCTCACTTCGTCATGTGACATCACCTGAAAGAACGTTGCTGTCGTTCCGTCAGTGATTCCTATCTTTACGGTTCGCCCATACTTATCAGGCTCTTCCGTCTGAATGATTGGTTTCAATGTCTTCATCTTTATCTTCATTTATAAACTGTTTCATAAACGGGCAATCGTCCCCACAGGGGTAAACCATACCATCACCTCCTGGGTCTTCAAATGTAGGTAAAGCACGCAAGTCGGCTGTGCAACACGTTCTACCATCTCCGAGGAGAGTAGTATTGAAATGCTCACAGGTTCTTCTGTGTGCCTCTATTTCTTCTTTTGTCTTCATTGTAACATTCTTTTGAGCAGTAGTGTTTATTCCCTGATACTATCCAATCGTAACGTCGTATCTCGGCATTAGAGCCTCCTCTGGTGTGAGTAACCGCACCACAGACATCACACGTATATTCGTACCATTTCGTCTTCATGACCACCACTGATTTTTAACGACTTTCATATAATAGTTCCTCACGACATCTGGACTGGCGTTTGCATAGAACGCTGGGGAGTCACAGAAGTTATCGAAGAACGGCTTGGACATCCCCCCCCTGCGGAACTCCGTTCCTATCAGGTTCTCGAACTGCCCTTGGGCTTCCCACCACTGTACTTCCTTGGGTACAGGCTCAACCGCAATCTTTCGTAGGAGCGTATTCAGCAGGTCTTCAGGGTCGAAGATGTTGAGTCCCTCAAGATACTCGGTGAGATTTAAGCCTGTTGAGATTTCGTCCTTGAAACAGTGCGTAGGGATTTTTGCGTTTCTGATTGAATCAATCTTCGTGCCCCACGTCGACTTGTTAAGTTCTATCCATTCACGTTCATCAGGACGAGTGTCGTAGATTGTGAAGTATCTGTCCCGTTCGTTCTCGTTCGGGTAAATCATCAGATACGACATCCCGAGGTTGTCGAACACTTCACGTGCCTTCGGGTGCATAGCACACACGACAATCTGACCTCGCTCAATAGCCTCAACACAGAACCGAGCATAGTTTTCAGGGAAGTTAGGATTAACGATACCTTTCTTCTTGTCGGTGTAATACTGTTTCGAGAAGAACCCGTCAATGAATATAGGGTGTATCATCGTAAGATATGTCTTGCCGATACCTGGATATCCGCACACGGCATTAATCTTACCATCAAGGAACGCTCGACGTATCGCCAAGCGGTTCTCCGTCATTGTTACAGGCTTGCCCATGACTCCTAAATTTTCTTCTGAAGTTTCAGCCGTGTAATAGCGTCCTTGCGGGAGTAAGCCATAATCGTATGACCTTTCACAGTGAACTCCCTCAACTCACGAACAACGGGTTTCGGCTTCCGTTGATTATCATTACGTCGAACCCCTGTATTGCGTCGAGGAGTTCTGAATGGGTCATTTGATTGTGCTGCCGCAATCATCAGAGCGGTCGCCAGCAACATTCCTTTCATTCTTGTCATAATCGTCTTTGATTTTTATATAGTTTCTACATCTATAATATCGTATCTTGTCTCGACAGTAACCGTCATAGGCACAGGTCTCACAGAGCGCAACCTTTCCTTCACGGTTCTTACCATATAGGGAAGTGTCCTCTTCGTTCATGGCTTCACTCGTCTGAGATAAATACCTTCTCCCTGCGGGAGTTTTCCATGCTCTCTGATATAGTTGTCTCGATGCTTTATGCAAAGGTCGCTGCGACAAGCGCAGACCGACCCCTCGAAGCAACACGGGTAACAAGATGGGTTCTTCTGACCCAAGCGTATTTCGTACCCATCCTCTATGGTGATTAGTTTGCTCATGATATATTGGATTAATCATTCTCGATGTCTATATTCGAAATAACGTAGTGCTCCCAGTATCAGAAGCACTACGAATGTCAGGATTTCTTTCATGACTGAGCCTTATTTAGTTCCCAGAGCCTTGTTAGCACGCTCGATTTTACGCTTGAGGGAAGCGATACGGTGGCGGATAGCCTTGGCGTCTTCCTTTGACAGTTTAGCGAACTCCTCAGCATTAGCAACCAAAGCCTCTTTCTCAGCAAGTTCAGCGGAGTAGGTAGAGAGGCGAGCCTCAGCGTCACCAACACGGGGAGCGGACTTCTTTTCGCCCTCTACAGAGGCTTTCTTTTCCTTCTCGGGAGCCTTGTCAGCCTTTGCCTTCTTATTGGCTTTAGAGGCTTCTTTGACTTCCTCTTCGCTCTTTAACGGCTGGGCTGGCTTAATAAGTTCAGCGGTATTCTTTGCGATTTCAGCCTGACGACGACGTTCTTCACGTTCTGCCTTTTCTTCTTCACGGTGACGAGCCTCAATAGCAGCGTCGCGGAGGTCAGTATAGATGATGTAGAAGCGGTGATAAGCGTCGAACAGTTCTTTCTTGCTGTTGGCTTCGGTGTACTCCTGAGGTGAGAACAGGCTGTTAAGACCTTTGATAGCAGCACAGATGTCATTGATAGCAGCGACCATGTTAGGTTTGCTGATGTACTTCATTGCCTTCTTTTCGTTAAGCATATCTTCGTTAATTACGAAAGAGGTTACATTCTCGGAAGCGATGTTGTTTACAGTTGTCTTCATAATTCTAATTTTTAATTTGTTTGACATTGTTGATTTAATTTGACATTACAAAGATAGTGCTTTCTATTGAATCAGCAAAGAAATTATCCGGAAATCTTCAAAGAATTTTCAAGATTTTTCTGGTTTCGTCGGTTTAGTCCATTGTAGAGTCTCCTGTTTGAACTGAGCATTATAGCGAACTTCCCTGAACGGATGTCCTTTTGCCAGTAGTTCAATGGTCTCCTCAAGGAACTTCTTCGGAATACCTATATGAGTGTCATCAATAGGAGTGACCACACGCTTCGGTAGCCACCTCCCAAAGTAATACTCTTTTCCTTCCCAGCACACAGGGTGTCCGGGGTTCTCAACTATCCAGAACGTCACACGATACTGAACAGCCTTTTCGGTCTCACCAATTTTCTCAACTGTTAGTGTTCTCATCTCAAATATATTATTGCTTCGGCTACATTCTCAACGGAGTAGGAGCCACTCTTCACTCCGTCGTATATCATCTGGGCAACTTTCATGAGTTGTTCCTTCTGTCTTTCCTGACGTACCTGTTCAGCCGTCTTTATTACTGTACAGGTGTGCGTCTTAGGAGCAGTCTGATGTGGACCGATAGTTCGTGTCCATTGAACACCCGAAGCCCACCAGGACATTCCCCTGTCATCACCGTATATTCCTGCGGACGATGAACCGTGTACAATATGAGCCACATGGGTTTCCCCAGTGGCTATATTCGTGACCTGTATTATATCCCCGACTGTCATACGTTCTCAGATTTAGGTTCAGGAAGCCAAGCGATGACAATACTGTTCGCATGAATCCATTTACCGTTGGCAAGGCTGCTATCTTTATAGAAGCGATGTCTCGCCACCTGTAAATCGCCATACTTTCTGTACAGGACAATCACGACTTGCTCCTCTTTGGGTTTGGCGTCTTCAACCTTTATCCAGGGGAACAGGTCATCTTCATTGACTTCTTGGAACCTGTCCTGACGTTCTTCATCAGTCATCACGTAGAAGGAGTTCTGGTTTCCGTAGGGAACCTCAACATGAACGAGCCATTCCTTTTCGCGCACCAAAATGTCTTCGCCTGACGGAATGACGATAACCGCCATCATCTTTTTGTCCGCACCTTTGTTCAGGAACGCTCCCTCGATTTGTGTATAGGGTTTATGCTCAAGAATGAACTGACAAATTTCATCACTGTTTGTACCATCGTACTGAATAGCCTCTACCTCGTAGCGGTCTAATCCTCTTAATTTTACTTCCATATATCTTCTCCTTATTTATTGGTTTGTACTATTATCCCCATATCACATAGTTCAGAAAACGAACCACACCGTCCCACCACTCGAGGAACAGTACCATTCCCCACAAGATTAGGAAGACGAACACGGCTATCCAGAACCGCTGCCACCATACCCTGTACTTCTTTACTAACTTCTTTCTTCCGAAGCGTCCCCAAAAGAACTCAAATACTGTCCAAATTATTCTTTCCATGATGATTATAGTGTTATATTATTTTCAACGGCTGCAACAGCCAATATCCATGATTGCTTGTCACTGATGAACGCAACTTTCTTTCCGTAGGGGTTCATCGTCTTGTCGACTGTTTCGGCTATCTTAGCAGCGAAGCCGTCTGTCGCCTGTACTTTACTGATGAACTGTCCGAGAGCATTGAAAGCGATGTCGAAATAGGAGTTGTTATTCCAGCGGTCAGTTCCCGCCATGTCCTTGATTTCATTCGCTAACTTCTGAGCCTGTTTATACTGTTCTGAGCCTTTCTGTAACATAGTTTGATTCCTCCTTTGATTTAATTGACTGAGCAAATGTACTGGGTTCTATCGACATATCAAAGAAATCCCGGAAGAATTTCCGGGATATCCTCAAGATTTATTTCTTCACCTGTTTAAGATTGGCTATATACCGAGCGTGAAGGCATTGTATGTTATAGCCACCAGCCAGGATACAACTCGTTTTGAAGATGTATCGAGCGTCTTCAGTACGTATCACCCACTCGCCTACATAGTTTCCCTGCTGACCTCTAAAAGAGATGAGGTCGAACGATTGTATCTTGTCTTTGATAGGAGTGAGTTTCTTCTCTACCTGTAATTTCAGTTTCGCAGTAGCCTGTTCGATTGTGAGCCGTACCTCTTGGTCACGCTTTGCGTAGAACTTCTCACGAGACTCGCAGTAGAAGTGAATGCTCAGAACTCCTGAAGCCTGTATTTCCTTATTACGAATGTATTCCGGCTGACGGTCGTAGCGTACTCCAGGAGTGTGAACCATTTCGTCCTCATGAGTGTAACCACATAGACTGTAATAGGTACGACGGACAGCGGTTTGGTAGATGTGATTGAGCGAGCGAGGGAAGGACTCTTCATTCTTTTCGAGTTGTTTCGTAGCCTCAGCTACAGCGTCCTCGCGAGATTGATGTTGGCTTACATATTCGCCAGACAGTATCTTCTCATACAGGTTTTTATAAGAAGCATAATCACGAATGACTCTTGAGATATTGTTAGCGTACCATTTAGAAGCCTGACAGGTTCTTTTCGCTTCCTCGTTACGTTCCCAACCCTGTTCCCAGAACTTTTCGATAGAGGCTTGGAGTTCGTCAAGTGTCACTTGAGCCGTTGCGAGAACCTCTTGTTGGATTTGACTGATTGTTTTCATACTGTTTACTTCTTTATTGATTGACAGTACAAATATAGTCATTCCGAATGACTCAGCAATGAACCATCCGGAATTTTCTTGAGGAATTCTTCGATTATTCTCTTAGAAGTTGTATGAGATGTCCATCAGCACACGACCTGTTTCCTTTTCATCCCTTACTTCAAGGCTGAACGGGTTGACTGAACAGCGGAGTTCGTTTATAGAGTCACGAAGAGCACCCTGTACCGCTTCACAAATCTTTTCGGCTTTGCTATCGAGACGGCTTTCGTTCTTACCAGCACCACGTGAAGTATAACCACGGAACTGAATGAACTTGAACTTCCCGTCAGACACGAGATGAAGACTCAGACGACCACGATTAGAGGCTTTCTCTTTGTCAGGACGGTTCATAGTGAATGAGTCGATTGTCAGGTGTAACTTCGCTAACACAGGTTCCAAGTCATTGATGATTTGTTGAGCGACTACTCCATTAGAAGCAAACTCCTGTAACATACGATTGAGGTTTGACATCTCTTTTTCTATCTCTGAACTGTACTGATTGAAGTTTTCGTTAAAATCTTGTGACGTTTTCATATCCTTATTTGTTTTAATATTTGACATTTGATTTACTTTGATGTTACAAAGGTAGTGGATTCTGATGAATCCGCAAAGAGTTTCTCCAACTTTCTTCAGATTTTCCTCAAGATTTAACTTTTCGAAACAGTCATTTCCGGCTTAACTCGCTGTGGGGTGACCATGTTAGGGTGATGACAACTCCCCATGACGGACGCTGTTACTTCTGTACCGAATTTCCCGGAGTAGATGCAACCAAATATCCGTGTCTTGGTGGAGAGGTTTTTAGGGTGATTTACAGGCTGTTTTCGACGCCAGCGTGTCAGTCTCGTGATAACGGATAGTGAGGCATACGATATCGTCCCAAATGACAGCCCACAGACTCCTGGGTATGGAGTAGGAACAGTCACCGGACACGGTTCTTCGGGGTTGAGTCGCGCAGGATTCTGGCGCAGGAGAGTGTTGCAGTCCGGATTCGAAATTCCCTGAACCTCCATTGACCAACCCAACCTCAACCAGCAACCCCTCCAAACCTACCCACTACTCACCACCATACTCCATACACCATATATAGACCTATATAGGGAGGCTCTATACCCATCAGTGATTATCACCCCTACTTTCTTTATTCGTAGGTTACAGACATCACCAACCTCATCACCTCTCTTACTATACTCTATTAGGAACTAACCATTGTGAGGCTCAGCATTATACCATGTTGATGGTGGACGTCCCTGTACGAGACGTCCAGAGGGATGTAGCAAGCCATCACCCGTGACTCATCACATCCCTCCACACATAATCCAGAACCCGATGTCGAATATCGAACACCGCTTCAAGAATCTATCGAGTCGACTGACTATCCTTCCGCATCATACTGTACTCCCGCCTCAACTGCTCCAACGTCCCTGTATTATATCGGATAGTCTCAATCAACCTTTGCACATCTTCATACCGTTCATCAGCCAACGCCTCACGACGAGCCGTTTCGAGAACTCCAAGATACGAGCATAACACAGGTATCTCAGCCTCTAATATCTTCTGATACAATATGGATTGATTTCCGTACACGTAATCAATCTTCCTTGACAATAACGTGTATCCCCATACCGACAGCACGATAACAGCCGTCAGCAGCACGCACAATATAATGAGAAACACTACCATCACTCACCTCCTAATACAAACCAATCCTTTGCAAACATATCAACCCAATCCGGAACGTAGTTCGTTGCACCGTTACCATCCCCAGCCTGTTCTACCAACAAACATTGTGAACGGTAACTGATACTTCCCACGCCAAACGCATTCAGCAAGTTCTTTGCATGCTGGGGAAGCGACTGCATCTTAGGAACAACCTCAGCCGGAATGTCACTGTCGATTTGCTTCACCACGAAACAAGTAGTTATCCAACCCTTACGAGCAACACACTTACCAGCCTCGAGAGCCTGTAATGCTTCACCGAAGGACAGGTTCTGATACGGGTGCTTATAGGCAACCACGTCATCATGAGTTATCCCTAACAGTTTCATTCGATGTTTCAGCGAATGACGGTACTCCTTCATCGCTTCCTTCTGAGCCAACATCGATGTTTGAATCTCTGTTTCGAGGCTTTCGAATTTAGGATTTTTGAGGATGAACTCCTCTAACTTTTCTGTGCGCTCATTGAGTTCTACATACTCCTGAATGAGCCTTTCTTTAAATGCTTCCATACGCTCCTTCTTTTATTCTTGATTGTTATCTAACCATTGCTGAATGGTGTCCAGCAATTCCTTTGATTCTTTTCCATTGAGCCATACCCGTGTGACCATGATGTTATGCTCATAGATGTTATACGACAGCCGTATAGAACCGTTCTCAATTGAATGTCCGTTCACATTGAAGCGGATATCAACCTCGCTCAATTCTTCAAGACAGTCATGAAAGTCAATAGCCTGTGACGGTGTGAGTTCAGTAACCTCATCAGGCTCGTACACACTCCAGCCCACAACCAATGAACACTCTACATTCTTGTCCTCAAGTTCCTTCTTGAGTTGAGCAGGGTTCAGTCTTCCCTCGAACCCCAACAGGGTTTTCGTCAGCACTATGCCTCTGAAATTCTTGTACATTACATGGATATTCCTTCTCATATTTCCTTTCCGAATTGTTTAAGTTCTTCAATTATTCTATCCCGATGTTCCTGTTTGATATCACGGGTTCTTCCTATCCGTTCCGATTTCAGTATTTCAAGCCTACCATCCTCGTGAACCTTTGCTGTGGTCTTCACTGCGATATCGTTACCGTAACCAAAGTCCACACCAATGATGATGTCATTGTTCTGAGCGAAGTGTATCATGGTATTATCCCCAAGTTAGGTTCATTCTCGTGTTCCTTGATATACGCTTGACATTCCTCGAGCGTTCCGTAGAAGCGATAATATTCGTCAGGCGAACAGCCTATCGAAGTATCTATTACTGCATGAGTCTTTTCCTTTTCCATGACCTTTACTTTGTTTGGGTTGAACCACTTATCCACCAGTCGGGGATATATTCATAACTATTCATAATCTTCTTTCGTTTTTAATTTATGGAATGAGACGTCTAACAGTCGTTCTAAGAAACTTTCCTATTCGGTGCTGACATCTCATTCGGTTTACTAATTACTTTCGCTTACAGGAAGCAAGAACACCTTATCAAAGTTCTTGATGACTGACATTGACGTAACATCACTGTCCACCATAACTTTACCGTTCTTGATTTCCCTTACTGTATAGAGAGTCCCGTACACGTTCTTCACTGTCTTGAACCTGTCACCAACCCTCAACTCTTCCAACTTGACTTCCTTATATTCCGAGCCATCACCAAGACACAGAACTTCCTGGTCTTTGCTGTTTACCCGTACACAGTGAGGACACGCATGACAGGCTGAACTGCCTATCTTACAACTGCCATGAATATTACAGTCAGGCTGCAATTGGTTCCCTTCGAACCAAAACTTCATCTTTAACATACTACCAACATCTTTGAAAATTACTCAATTTCTTACCACATCTCGAACACTTCTGATAAGTCCCAGTCACCCAATGACCGCTCTTTCGCTTCTTTCCTCCTTTACGGCTTAAACTAAATTGCGCACCTCGGCAACGTTCTTCCATGACTGTTACAGGCTTATGCCCAAACCATTCGCAGAGCTTACTGTTCCACTTCTTGATTAGGGATTTTTGAATCTTCTTCCACTTCTTCATACGTTGCATTGAATCGTTTCTCAGACATGATAAATAACTCTCCCGTCTCGTCCGTGAACACCATATCCCCACGGGATACGGACTTCGTACCGCTGTCGCCTATGGCTTCGATGTAACACTCTTCACGGTTCGTGAACTGTTGGTCAATATGGTAGTCGTTGGCTTTCAACTTATCTACCACCTCACTGAATGTATCATCGCCCAACTGAACGATGTCAAACATTCCTGAAACTTTCGCTTTAAACTTCTTTTTCATTCTTTTCTGGTTTTTGATGTTTAAAATACTTTTCGCCAAATACCTTGTTTATCCCGCCACCAACCATGAAGCCACCTGCACACAATAGGAACACTCCCAATTCGTTTAAATTTGTCTTGATGTACCCGTTGGTCACGACGTCCCAAATAAGACAGAAGCACACCACTAAACCGATAATGGCTCCTATAATTACGGACAGCAGCAAGGCAAACGATTTACTACTGTCCAATGTCCCTGACTTAACAAGAGACCTGAAATAACTTGTCATTCTCATACCTGTATAGCGTTATGACGAACTCCTCTTTTATTTGTGAAGGACGTCATCGTATGCCTGCAACTCTATAAGTTCAATGAGGTCTCGCTTCGCTCTATGCATAGCGTTCTTGACCTGTTGAAGAGTGAACCCCAGTTCATCAGCCATTTCTTCGTAGGTGAAGTCATCAAAGAACCGCATCTGAATAACCCGTCTTGATGTCGACGGCATCTTCTGCATAACGCTCTTTACATATTCTATTCGCTGATTGAACGACAGGGATTCTTCAGGTGTACGGCTGTCGTCTATTACTTGTAACGTAGGTCGGTCATCTTCGGTATCGTCGAACCCCTCATCAATACTGACGATATTCACTCGGTTCTTCTTACGACAATAGTCTATCGCACAGTTCCTACCGATACGGACTAACCACGCACTCAATTGATAGTCTGGTTGGAAGCGTTCCAACCGCTCAAAAGCCTTTTCGAATGTTTCCATTACGATGTCGGCTGTTAAATCTTTGTCATTGATAATCTCACCAATCTGTATAGTGAGGATAACATTGTACTTCTTGAATATCGTTGTAAAGGCATCCTGGTCGCCACATAAGGCTCTTTGAACCAGACCGAAGTCCTTCTCGCGATGTGATGTTTTCTTTCTCATGATTACACTTGTTTGATTTACGGAAGCAAATATATGTATAAAGATTGACATATCAAAAGAAATCCCCGATTATTTTCGGGGAAATCATTAATCGTCATCTTCGTCGTCGTTTGCCTCTCCTATTTGTTTGTAGAAGGATTTGTTCTTACAGGCTGCTGCCATCATATTTATCGCTAATATATCCTCCATTGTGAGGTCGTTGTCTTTCTTCTTTGACCGTTGGGCTTCGTACTCGTCACAGGTTTCTGAAGCATACATCTTGAATTTATCATAATAGGCTATCTGAAACAGTTCCCTCATGCGTTTACGTTCAGCCAAATAGTTCTTTCTGTGCCACTCCCACATCTGACTAAACTCAATATATTCAGCACGGGTGAACTTACATTTCACTATCTTCTTACGACCTCTCTTCCACAGTTCAACTTCCTTGAGATAGCGTTCAGTCGTACCATATACACTGACGTACAACTGTAAGAACAGTTTCTGGACTGAAGTTCTCATCTCGAACTCATACCACTGTTTCTCTTCTTCATCAAGTTTTGACTCATCGATACCGTATTTCTCGCACAAGGCAGACAATAGGATTTTTGCGTTCGTGGCTTCACCACCTACTCCTCTTTCGGCAAGAGCCTGTAATTTACGTATCTTAAGCAAGATACCAGTCGGGACGGATTGTTCTTTGAATTCCATATTACATTGTTTTATTGATTTGACTGTACAAATGTAGTGGTTCAGATTGAGATATCAAAGAGTTTCCTCGGGAATTCTTCAAAATAAATTGAGCCGAACTTCCCAGTCCGGCTCAACCTCGCAATATTTAAGTGCAATCCAACGGCAGATTTACCGCATTATTATAACGTGATTATACCTGTTTCATCACATTCGTGAAGAATACGAATGTCGGGTATGGGCTTCCCGAATTAGCGATAACACGATGTTTCACAAACCCATTTTCTAACAGGAACTTCGCAAGACATTTAGAGGCTTCTACATATCCGTAATTAATATCATGCGCAAGCCGTCTATCCGCCTGAAACGCTTTCTCGAGCGTATCCTGTCTATATACCTGATATCTCAACTCAATTTGTTGCGGAGGACAATCATGTCCAGCAACTATTCCGGCACCAAGGAAATCCTCAACTGGAAGGAACGGCATACGATACAGTTCCGTTGGAATCATTCCTGGTATAGTAATAGCACTATCCCCGTGCCAAGCCGTGTCATGAACCTTTTTCACGAATGGCTCAATGGTTTCCTTCATGACCTTATAATCGTCATAGAGTCCTCTACGACCATCTTCCCAGCCTTCCTTATAAACAGGCTCCAACGCTTTAACACTAAACAATAGACGGAACGCCATCTTCATACGTTCCCACACACTTCTGTTTCTTGGTTCATCTTTCATATCTACGAAATTATTTGTGAGGGAGCGTGAACTCCCTCTGGTTATTAGTTATCATTTCCAAACAGTTGTCGCTCAACTTTGAAGCCTCTTCTCCAAGTCTTATTCTGTCGACCGCATACTTGATTATACGTTTCCCGGAAGAACAGGGTTAAATCATCATCCTTGACATCTTCCTTACAGAACCCGTCAAACCATGCCCAGATGTTAGGACGGTACTCAATACCAATCTCTATTTTCATAAAGTCAGGATTAGGAACTTTATCGGTTTCCCAACGTCTGATAGTCGGGTCCCACTTGTTTACTTCGAACCGTAAACCTTTACTCTCAGCAGCCTGTTTTAATTCTATTAAAGTCTTCATATTATTCCGTTGATTTATTGTTTGACGCAACAAAGTTAGTCATTCTTTTGATATATCCAATGATTTATCCGGAATATTCTTAGATTTTCCTGAAGATTTTATTCTTTGTACCTTTGTACTCGTTATATAACTGTTTATAAACTCTTTAATATTAAAGGAAAATGATTAAGACTGGTTTAACTGAAGAGGAACTCGAACGTAGTGCCCTCTTGCTAAATGGTTTACTTGCTGACCACTTCACGCTTATGCTGAAGACTTGGCAGTTTCATTGGAATGTCGTAGGAGACTCGTTTGGTTCCTATCACGAGGCTATGCTGAAACTCTACGAAGAAGAAATTGAACGTGTTGATGATGTTGCTGAACGTATCCGTGCTCTGGGTAAACGTCCGCTGGGTTCTATGGAAGCAATGTTACAAAACAACCACATCAAAGAATTCGGTATGGGTGAAGCCGTCCCACAGGCTCTTGACATGTGGAAAATCATTCGTGACGACTGGGATAAGTTGATACGCTCTATCAGAGACATTCACAAACAAATCCCCGAGAATGACCTCGCCACTCTTAACTTCCTCGAGGACATGATTGAAAGCATGGAAAAGGAAGCATGGATGGTTCGTTCTTACAATGTTACTCCGACAGGCATTTAGAAGCCTGTACACGGGTAAACAAAACAGGGTGAGTCTTTCGGCTCACCCTTTCTTTTTCAGAATACCACTATCTAAGCATAAGTTATTTTCATTTGGAACCACGGAGTGCTTGTCCCATCATCTACGAAAAACGCAATAGAGGAACTTCCTCCTGAAGTAATTTCACATTGAAAATCTACAGAAAGACCATCGTCTGATACATTGATATCAGTAACACTTCCATCCCCAGCCTCTCCTCGAATTATTTTTGTTGGGGAAAGAAAATTCATTTTAATCCGAATAAATCCAGAACTTATTATAGTAAAACGTCCCAAAATACTTTCACCTTTTTGAATGAAAAAGGGAGGTTGAGGGTTCATTACTATAAGCCCTGGAGTTCCATTAACAAATATCGAATTTAGGTAAACAGTTTCCATTTTTCTTTGATTAACTGTTACGGTTCGAGTGATACCCCCCCCCGAAATGGTTATCGTGGTAGAGCGAGCATTACCCGTGTTGGCTCCTGCCTGAACGGTCACTTCCTGTGACCCCCCCCCCCCCCAGAGTCTGGGGTGATTGTCAAAAAGTCTTTTTGCATAATCTTTGAAATTAAAATTGTTAAACGAAATTTATTTATGATTGCTTCGAAGCCTTATGTATTTCCACCACGCATAGTGTTTACGAGTCTTAAGATAGTCAGGGTTCTCATCATTATTGTGAGCCTCTTCCTCAAGACTGATGTCGTGATATGCACAGTTCTGTTTCTTGTGGAACAGCCTGATGAATAGGTACTCAACCCCATACCACAGGTAGAAGAACAGCCAGAGCATCTACTTCATTTGAGCCGTGTGTATCGACTCGTGCGTGATTGTTGACTCCAATAACTATTTACGCTTGGTAAACAGTATTCCGAAGAAGTTCAACGTATGATAATTCCCGAACGGGAACCATGTGTTATAAACTATTTTCATTCTTGATTTCCTTTCTTCTTTGCTTCGCGACGTGCTTTCCGTCTTTCACGTCTCGCTGCGGCTTCTGCTTCCGCTTTGTTTACATTTACCTCACCCTCTTCTTTTTGTGCCTTGTGACGAGCAATAGACTCTCCTATCGCACCCTTTACACGCATATTCTTCTTCTGCTTGTAATGCTTGTTAAGATTGTAGTCTATTTCGAACTCACCTTTCGGCTCTTCGGGTTCATCTGGTTCCGGAGCCAGTACCACACCATTCTCCTTGAGGCTCATATCCTTGTCGTCAGGTGTAACAGGGTTGGCACGGTTGTCTTCCTGTGCCTTCGCTGCCTTCATTGACTTCAATCGTAGGAGCATATTCTTACGAGTTGTTTCGGCTGTGGTTTGCTTCTCAGGTTCCTTCTCATCAATGATTTCCGTGATAGGGGTAAACTCCTGAACGAACTCTTTAGAGGCTCGCTCTATCTGGTCCCAGTCGTACTGTTTAATCAATGCCGACGGCAACTGTACCTGTTCACCGTCCATTAAGTTACCGTTGAACCCGTTGAACTTCGCATACCATGAGGACGCCAACTGTGATATCAACACGGTTGGATTCAACCCTACCTTTGCAGCCGTCAAACCCACTACCAACGCATTGATAGACATCTGCTTCATGACCGTCATTACGTTGGTTTCAGCGTGAAGTGTGGCATTGATATCAATCCGACCATCAACGGTCATCTTAATTTCATTCCCCTTAACTTCCTTGCGAGCCTGTTCAATGATACGAAGTATAAGGTTACAGTAATCGACGTTGCTTCCCCCTGCTGCTCTGTTCTTGATTTCAACCTCTACCAGCATTTGGTTAAGGACTTCAAGACGACCTGTTTCAGTGGCTATACGAAAGTCCTTATTCTGTAACACGTACTCGGCTCGACGTCTGGTAATCAAGTCTCGGTTCTCCACGTAGAACTTCTTCAGTTCTTCTTCGGGAACCTTAATCTTGTATTCCTTCGCCATAACCTTGCTGACATCGGTAACGGTATAGAACTTCCCAAAGAGTTCCATTATCGTACCTGTATAGTCGACAATGTTACGAGGCTTCCGGGAACGGACTCCCATAGCCTTATTCAACTCCAACACGGCTCGTTGGTAGGCTCTGTCTAACTGTAAGTATTGAAGACGCTTGGCGTTGGCTGAACGAACAGCCGTAATGTCCCCACCATACGTCTTCACAACTGCCCCCACATTCACCGTCTGTTGGAAGTCTATATTGATTGTTTTCTCTTCCTCCGTATCCTTGTTTAGGACGAGGTCAAAATATCTTTTAGGAGACAGGTCTCGTTCCTCTTTTGCCCATTCAGCAGCGACAAACAAGTCCTTCACCTCGTCCGATGCTTCCGTAATGTAATCAGGAGCCGTTCTCATGATACGGTCAACGTCGGCTTCCGTAATTACACGTTTCGGGATGGGTTGTTTCTTTTCTGCCATTATCTTCCTAAATATGAAAGTGGCTGGGTTCCCAGCCCCTCTTGATTGTTACTGAATGTTACTTCTTTTTCGAACTCGCTTTCTTAGCAGGGGTCTTTGGTTGTTCCTCTTCCTTAGGAGCCTCTACTTTCGGTTTCGTTGCTTCTTCCTTAGGAGTGGTCATTACGACAACCCCTGTGAACTTGGTTTTCGTAGCGGAAACAGTTTCTGAAGACGGTGCTTCTTCATCGCCCACACCGTTACCAACTTCGATAGCAGCCTCAGGACTTTCAGCACGAACCAGAATGAAGAACGGTTCTTTCACCACTTTACCCTTGTCGTTCTCGCTGAGAAGTTCAATCTTAACTTTGTAGAATGGGTCTTCGTCAGCACAGCCGTCTGTCTTTTCAACACGCTGTATCTTTGACGGTTGAATCTTAGGAATAGAGAAGTCCTCTCCCTTGAATTGTTTGTTCATGAACTCCGTTACACGTGCTTCGGCTTCGGTGTAACTTTCAACCTGGAACAGCCACAGTTCCTTGACGGTCTTATACGCATTGCGCTCGGTGACGGTCAACCGTTTGGTTCTTACTTCGAAAAACATATTCGTCTCTTATTTAATGATTAATAATCGTCGTCCTCGTTCTTGTTTCGCGAGAACAGCGTGATGTCTTTAATATCAACGTACCACCACTCGGTTCGAGTTGCACATTTGAACCTGTCGGGGAATTCGGCTCGTTTCGGATACGTATCCAATACGACGCACAAAGTGTTTTCTTTGAATTGATGACCGCTGTTATTATGGCGGATGCGTACAATGTCCCCTCTTCGGATTTGTTTCTGACTCATAGTATTTACTTTTTATTTGGTTCATCATTTGCGGACATAGCACAAGACGTATTCAAGAACTGAATAGCGACTGAAACAGAGTTTTCAAGGGACACTCTTAACACTTTCGCAGGGTCAATGATTCCTGCCTCAAACATATCTTCTATCTTCTCAGTAACAGGGTTGAAGCCTTTCCACCACATTGGGTCGTTATCTTTCGTCAGGTCAACTTCGATACGGGTTGCGTTCACAGAAGCATTTTCACACAACTGATTGAACGGAGCCATCAACGCTTGAGCCACTACATTCCAACCAATAATGAAGTCAGGATGCTCCTCGTGAAGTGAAGGCATATTGCGTAGGTGGTCTGACGCTCTCAACTGAACCGTACCGCCTCCGGGAACGTATCCCTCTTCCAACGCTGCCCGAGTTGCGGCAATAGCGTCGTCAACACGGTCTTTTCTTTCCTTCATCTCTACCTCACTGTCCGCACCTACATAAACGACGGCTGCTCCCCCTGTAAGTTTCGAAATACGTTCACGATACTTCTCTTGGTCGTAAGAGTTCGTATTCTCCTCCATTAGATGTTTAATAGCCTCTACTCTGGTATTTATATCGGCTTCCGTACCAACGCCTCCTACGAGGATTGTACGATTAGTTGAAACGACTGTACGTTCACACTCGCCCAGCCAGTCTGTACCGAGTTGGTCAAGCGGACGTCCAAACTCATCGCCTACCACCTTTGCACCTACCTTAACAGCCAAGTCCTCTATCATGTCCTTCTGGATTTGACCATATCCGGGAGCCTTTACGAAACAGGCTTTCAACCCGTTCTGCTGCTGAATGTTTGTAACGAGGAACTTGATAACGTCATTAGACGCATTAGGAGCAACGATAAGAACGCTGCGTTTCGCTGAATAAACTGTCTGAATGATAGGAAGGATTTCCTGGGGATAGTTGATGTTCTGTCCGAAGATGAGAATATACGGCTTATCAAGCACGCATTCCATACGCTCTGGGTCTGTAACGAAGTACGGGTTCACCAAGCCTTTCTCCCACTGAAAACCTGTGGTCACTTCGACTGTGGTTTCATTTCCCTTGCTGCTTTCCTCAACCGTAATCACTCCGTCGTTTCCTACCTTTCCGATAGCCTCCGAAATGATACAACCAACCTCCACATCACCGTTTGCGCTGATAGTGGCAATCTGATTTACACGGTCGAACTCGGTCTCACCAATTTCCTTCGCCATCGCTTTAATGAACGAAACGGCTTCCGAACGAGCAGCCTCCATTCCTTCTTTGAAACGCTGTGGATTCTTGACATTAGGAAGAACATTCATTCCCTCTTTGATGAGCGCACGGGTGAGGATTGTGGCTGTGGTCGTACCGTCACCAGCCTCGTCACAGGTCTTTGCCGCAACGGTCTTAACAAGCGTTGCTCCCATACGTTTCATCGGGTCGTCGGTATCGTACGCACGAGCAACTGTTACACCATCTTTCGTGATGTGAGGGATTCCATACCCTTTGTCAATGATTACTGAATGTCCCTTCGGACCGAGAGTAGAAGATACTGCATTAGCGAGTTCATCAATTCCTTCGAAAAGAGCCTCTTGAGCAGATTTGTTGAATAAAATCTTTACATTCATATTTATTACACTTAATCGATTTTTATTTAAAAAACGCCCAGTCCCGGAGTCAGGTTCCGAAGACTGGGCAATTTCTTGATTTATTTCTTCGGTCGCTGTGGTATTTCGCACGCACCTCCGGCACAGGCTGTCGCAATTTCACTGCCAGCCTGTTTAAGCGGTTCTTCCCATACGATGTTGTCGTAGGAAACAGGCTTCATTCGACAGATGGCTTGCCACTTGTGGTATGCGTTCACGTGCTTCAAACAGTATGATGTCTTCTGACGGTCGCCTTCCATATACTTGTCGGCAAACGAATTGAAGCGACGCACCCAATCCAACCGTCTTTCAACACGTCGTTTTAGATAGTCAATGACACAGTTCACGTCTGAGAAACAGATACCGTCAATGTCAACAAGGAAACGTCCGTCCTTGATATTCTCAACAACGAAGTCGGCTATCTGTTTGTCGTTAATTGTAAGCAACTGTGGAGCCAACCCCATCGCTGCGTTACAGGCTTCCCAAACATCTTTGAACACGTCATTCGCATCAACGATAAGACCGCTTGACAGAATTGCTCCTGCTCCGTAGCGTTCCGCCAACTCAACCTCGTCAAGAACTTCGGTGTACGGTGCTTGAGGATAGTCCAAATCACCGAATGATGATAACAGGCTGATACCACCAAACTGGTCACGATGTTCCCACAGGAACTCCCGTACTTCATCCCATTCATCTGGGCGAACTGTACAGGTATTTGACACGTTCATTCGAAGTTTCGGATTGTCAAGTGTAGAAGGATGAGTCAGGTTCGTACCGTACTCAATCCAGTTCTGTTTCGTTAAGAGAACATATTTCAGGAATTCGATTGCTGTCAGGTTCTGTTTCAACAACGCTCCTTCGGGAAGTGTAACAGGGAAGGCGATAACCTTTTCACGGTCAGGAGCCCAAACGCTCGCTTCTACCATATCCGGATTGACACGTTCCCACTCTTGAACAGCCTGTTCAGTATCCGCAGCCTGAATGTGACGAATGTAGTGACGAGCGTGTCCGGCAGTTATTCCTGACAAGGTTCCAAGGAGTTGTGAACTGTTCCCAGACGGCTTCACAACTGTACACCGTGCAGCCTCGTTGATACCTATCATTCGTGCAATCTTCTTGTTGGTCTCTACAACGATTTGAGCACCACGCTTCTGTACTTCTGGGTCGAACAGGATAGCAGGGTTCTCACAGAGACCCGTAATGCCCACACCAATAAGAGCGTCCCGCTCCGCTATCAACTGTGACCATTTCTCAAGCACACGGAAATTCGTGTAACCAGCCTGCAACGTACAGATAGTAGAGGCTGCTTCACAGGCAGCATAGAAATCCTCAACTGTCTTTACCTTACCACCATTGATTTCCGCAAGATTACAGAATCCCCAACCCGTATGATAATCACCGTTCTCGTCTTTGATTTGCGGGAACATACCTACCTCTCCACAGGGGTTGAATACAAACCACGGAGAGTCGATGAATACAAATCCTGGCTCCCCATACAACTTGGTATTCTCGTAAATACTGTCAAACACTTCCTTCGGTGTATCAGGTAGGATGGCTGCTGAATTGTTACTCCGGCACAGTTCCGGCATCGTTGCTATCCAGTTACCTGTTTTGCACGCAGCCATTTCAGCATCGTCAGCGTCAAAGATACTTATCATCGCTGAACGACGCACACCCCCTGTCACCACGCTGTTCGCACAGATACAGATAAGATAGTGAAGTTCAAACGGTCTCAATTTCCGTCCTTTAATACGTGTAATGATGTGGTGGCACTTCTCTATCGCCTGACGCAACGGTTCGGGTCCAGGAGCCTTAAATCCCCCTCTGATGTATGCACCTTTCGGGCGGATTGCTGAATAGTCAAACTCAATGTCCGCACCACCATAATAGTAAGCGGTCATCATCTTGCCAACAGCCTCTGCCCACCCCTCAATCGTATCAGGTATCACGAATTTCTCAGCCTGTTTCGAATTATCAAATCCTTTGGGCACAGGAAGCCTATCCGTATGAACGTGCTGAACGCTGTAACCTGTCCCAGCACCACAGAGCAACAGATACATGATTTCCTCGAATACACGTACACGGTCAACGTAGGTAGAGGAACAGTTATAGAAGCGAGCGTGCTTCTCTAACATCAATTCTCCGCCATATTGTAACGCACGCTGGGCTCCCAATACACGTTGCTCGGAATACAGGCTGTATGCGTGAGCAAACATCTTACTGAACTCAGCCTCGTCCTCAGGCTTCACCATACCGGAATAGCGTTTCAAGTGCATATCCATTACTCTGTTCACGGCTTCCTGCCATGTTTCCTTTTCCCCATCATGGGTTTGGGAATACTTGCTCAAAAACACGTACTCCCCGACCACTGGTCGACTGTCCTTTTCAATCATGTTTCTCTTCAATTTTCTTGGTTCTCTTTTTACGAACTGTTTTGGGCTTCGGTGCGGGTTCTTCCTTGCGTTCTGCTATAATGCAGCACGGCATCGATGAACCCAGCGTCAAAGCGAGCACGTCAGGGGTTCCCAACGCTTTGTCTTTCGCTCTGGCTTCCGAAACAATAGACGCAAATATACTACTTTCTACTTCAAGATACAAGGGTTGAGGTCGGTACGTGTTCTCATTCCCGGATTCCTGCTTCGCCATTTCAATGCGAACCCGTTCCGCCTGGAAATGAGTTTCAAGAATTTCTTTCGTAGGTAGAAATCCTTCGAAAGCCTTAATCTTCTTGCACGCCAACAGGCAGACTTTCACTGACTGTTTACCACCCTCGTACACTTGATGAGGAACCATCAGATACAGGTCGATTGGGGTCTGTTTCTTTACTTCTTCCATAATTCAAATTATTTAACAATATATTAAACTCTTTCTCGCACGTGTTATAGCCACGAATTGGAGACACTTTTCAGCATATAAAGCCAGTTCAGTTGTCGCATACTTACTTGGTAGGAGTTCCGGCTGTAGAAAGAATATTCTGTCCGCTTCCAACCCCTTACTTTTGTGAATTGTCGACAGCGTGATACCACGACTGGCGTTCTCTACAAATATATCGTAAATCCGGGAGCGCACGGCTTCCAAATCTCCGAAATATTCGTACAGGCTCAACAAAACATTCACTTTCTCATTCAACTTGTCGTATGCCTCACACTTGGTTGGACTCTTAACTCCCTTCTTCTGCAACTTACTTATCATGTTCTCAAGAACCTGTTCAAGTCCCCATACGTCCTCGACGCTGTCTATGAGCGATACAAGTTCATCACCGAATTCCTTCCCAAGAATTGTACACTTCTTCCCCTGCCGTAACAGGGTGATGAAAGCGTCAACCAACGGAGCGTTATTCCGGCACAGAATGAAATCCCCTTCCTGAGCGTCCTTAAACGTACCATCCCCAACGAATCCTTTAACCGCTCCAGGAGCAGCCACTATACCATCGGGGAACACTTTACAGGCTTCGGCAACTATATCCTGAGCGCAACGATACGTCATTGACAGAGGCAGCGTCACTGTATTAGGAGCGTTCTTGATAGCCTGTAACGAGTCAAGATTACTCCCCATGAATGAATAAATTGATTGCTTTTCATCACCCACCGCTATCAGGCGACCTCGTGGTGTCTTACACATCTTCACGACCTCAAACTGTAATGGACTGATATCCTGACACTCGTCAAGCATAACGACATTGTACTGTTTGAAGTCATTCCGATGAACGTATTGAGTCGCATAGTATAACATATCAGTGAAGTCCATAGGTAGTTTTCCCGACCCACCTTTTAGGAAGTAATTATCAGCAATCTTTTTATTGAGCATACGGAGTTCTATTGCTCTCTTAGCGAGATTTTCGTCAGCCTCTTCACCGTACCTCTCCCCCAGTGATATTATTGCCTCTACATCGTCTTGTACGAGGTTAAAGCGCATGAGGTCGTAGAGCCTGCATATCTTCATTATCATTCCCGGAATACGTTTCGAGTGAACCCCTTTGAAGTTCATCTTCTCTTTTGCCAAATTGAAGTTCTTTGAATCCGACAACGCAAAATTCAGACTGAACGCTTTACACAGGCTTGACAGCGCACACGAATGTAGGGTGGAAGCCTTTACGGTTCTTGGGAGTCGTTGACCCAACTCCTCTGCGATTGACTTATTGAACGCCAAGAATATTGAACTCTTTATAGGAGGAGTTATCTCCGCTAACTTACAGAGAGTGAATGTCTTTCCACTCCCTGCCGTTGCACTGACGAAAATGTTTCTGTTCGTACTTTGGTATTCGTCAACTATCGCTTGTTTATACTCATCTAATTTCGCCATATACTAAATCTTTTCTACTTTATAATCGATGTCCAATTGCCCATTATAATACGACTCAAACAGGTATGTTCCATTAACCCGTTCAAACAACTCCTCTTCATTTGCGTAGAAGCAGTCGCCTATAATGTTCACGTCTCCACCCACTTGATTCAACTCCGCTAATTTTTCAGTCTTTTCCGGGAACACACAGTCAGAACCATCATGATGGAACCAACTGAACCCCTCAAGCGGTCTGTCCTGAACGTAACTGTCTTGCGTCTTATAATTCGCCAAAGCATCCGCACAGGCATTACCATAAACCAATGGGTCGGACAGGTCTTTCCCGTGTCCGTTGATGTGTGATATGCCGAACACCATCTTTCGACGGCTTTCAATTTCTTTCAGGATTTCCTTCCAAAGTTCAGGATTCTTAACTCCCCACCACCCGTTGGCTCGCCATTGTGAAAGTAGGGACTTCTTGAAGGCATTCACCACGAACTCGCTATCGGCTACGACATGAACCTTTGTATAGACGTCTGTGTCTATCATCTGTATTGCTGCCAGCAACGCTTTCATCTCCATACGAGATGTCGTCGTGTTCCAAAAGCCTCTTCTCAGGTGTATCTCCTGATTTCCATAAGGAATGTACACCCCGAACCCACCTAATTTCCGGTCGCTCTTTGCATTACAACTTCCGTCGGTGAATATTGTTATATTAATCCTCTCTTTTGGAACCATATCACTCAACCTTTCTTATCTTTAAGCCGTGTATGGTTTGCCACCCCTGTAACCGAAGAGCGTCCTCAACCTTGTCCGCACTGACAGCCATAACAAATTCCGACTGTTGCTTGATTTGTCCTTTACGTTCTTTCGTACCGAAGAACTTTGCTTTGAATTGAATTTTGTCCATTGTTATCACTAAATTATTTGATAATTACATAACGGCTCCCGATGGCTCGAGTTTCCGTCATTTCAGATGTTTCTGTAAGAATTTCCTTGCCAACAGTTCGTTCTCGCTTTGCCCCCTGTTCACCACCCCTGTTATAAGGCTCTTATCCTTAACGGTTTCCCTCATTTCGACGTCTATCGTATCGGGTGATAATAGGTAGGTGATATTTATACTATTCTTTTGCCCCATTCGCTCAAGACGACTGTTCGTTTGTTCCAGGTCGGTTGACTTGTCAGGCAGTTCAATGTAGAAGAGATTCGAGCAGTTGTCCTGAAGACCGTCCGTACCTGTACCAGCCGACTGAATATTCGCAAAGAGTAACCGATGTTTCCTCTGTGAAAACTCGTTCACAATTTGTTGCTTCTTATCAGCCGAGACCCCACCCTGTATTATCGGAGCCTTAAAGTATTTCGCCAGTTCCTGAAGCGGTTCACGGTGTACACCAAAGACCACCAACTGTTCGTCTTCATTCGCCTCTAACCAATCCTTGATGTATGATTGTATGAACGGCAACTTCCCTTTCACCGACAGAGATTTCAGCGTGTTAATCATTACAAGGTGTGGAGCGTTCACGGCATTGTTTGCCTTCTCGATATCTATCTTCTCAAGATACGCTAACAGGTCTGACTCGGCTCGCCTGTACTCCTTGAGGTTCGCAATAGGAACATCAACTGTTTGCTCTACCAGCGGTGGGAGTTCCTCAAGAACGTCCCTCTTATTCCGCCGTATGTAACCACCCATTCGTAACAGTTCATGAAGTTCCTCGAGGTTACTGAACCCACTGTCGTCGAACCCGTATGCGGTTTGCTTCCCGTTGCAATATCTGAACTTGAACTCCAGCGTATCACCGAAGATGTCATCGAACCGCCTAATTATCTTGAACGGCTGTATAAGGTCGGCTGGCTTATTCTGCGTCAGCGTGCCTGTCAAT